ACCTTGGGGCACAAAGCAAGTGTATCTTGATATGGCTTCTACCATGATTCGCCAACAAGCCAAGCGTATTGAGGAGTTGGAAGAAAACCTAGCATCATTAAAGCACAGATACAAAGCATTGAACTGGAGTGAAGAATGAACCTAACAGACGCAGAAGTATTCCTAATGATATGGGCGGTGATTGCAACTGCGTCATCAGCATATTACTCAACTAAATACAAGACCGAACTGCAAGAAAAAGAAACACTCATGGAAGCCGTGATTGGCGTAGCTAAGGGCGAGGCGGAGATTAGCCTCAGGGGTAATCGTGTATCTATTAAGGAGAAACAAGATGGCAATAGCACAGGCAACTAAGCTCGACAAAGCTAAGACGCAGATTGTATTAGACCACCCGTTCTTTGCAAACATTCTACTTAAGCGTAAGCTAACTGAGGACAACACCATTCCGACATTAGCTGTTGATGCACGGGGTAATATCTACTACAACAAAGACTTCATCGAGGGTCTTACTGTACCGCAAGTAGTATGGGGTTTGTGTCATGAGATTGGTCATGTCATCGGACAGCATGCTATGCGTAAGAAACATCGTGACCATCGTAAGTGGAACTATGCAGGCGACGCTTGGATTAACGATATGCTCAACGATGCAGGTGTAGGTCATGCTATTCCTAACACAGTAGATATGCCAGGGTCTAAGGACAAGACTACCGAGACTATCTATGATGAGCTACCTGACGACCAAAGTGGCAAAGGTGGAGGTAAGGGTCAGTCGTTCGACAACGGTCTAGGTGACGACATCAAATATGAGGACTTAACTGAATCTGAACGTCAAGAGATTGAAGCGGCTAACAAGGTAGACATAGCTCAAGCTGCTCAAGCGGCTAAGGCTAAGGGTAAGTTATCAGGCAAGCTAGCTGAGATTGTGGCTGATGTGATTAACGTCAAGACACCATGGTATGAAATCCTCGAGCGTTACATGACTGAGTATGTCAAACAAGACCAATCGTGGCTACGCCCTAACCGCAGACACATCGGTGCAGGTACGTATCTACCCTCCATGGCACGTGAACCTAGTATGGGTACAGTCGTAGTTCAAATCGACGTATCAGGTTCAATCAGTAAGCAGGAGTTGGATTACTACGCAGGTCACCTATCACGCATCTCCAAGCAGTGTAATCCTGACAAAATCCACGTTATCTACACCGACACTGAAATCCAAAAACACATGGAGTTTGAGGCTGGTGAAGAAGTTAAGCTCGAGTTCTATTCAGGCGGTGGCACTCATATGCCTGCAGGTTTTGACTGGGTAGCTGAACAAGGCATTGAGCCTAGCGTGTTCGTGTGTTTGACTGACGGCTATACCGAGTTTGGTGAAGCACCTTCGTTCCCTGTTGTATGGTGTATCAGCTCTAACATCCAAGCGACACATGGCGAGACTATCCACTTCGAGATGGAATGATGGTAGAGCTAACCGTAGAGTTTATCTGGGCTAAATGGTTTGTACGCAACAAGCATCTTAATAACCAAGACGTACGTATACCATGCGACACATCCGAAGAAGCCATGAACATACTTGAACAGCTTAACGGACAACCATACGAGGTAATAGATGCCTTTCACAGAGCCCGTCAAAAACTTGGGCGACCCTGACGTTTGGTGGCACGAGTGTAAGACAAGAACAAAGCTCATGGATGGTTTTTATACCGTGGGCGATGTAACTTTTGTACCACCACTATGGCATGCCCACCCCAAGTGGGATGAAAAATCACAATTTTTTGAAACGGAGGAAGAGGCTAAAGCGTGGCTTGCCACCATGTATAAATTTCGTTAAATAACTCATTGAGAACCAAATGAAAACACAAACACAATTACCATTAGTAGTACAAAAAACAATCCAAGCAGCTATTCGTCAGTTAGAAGCAGCAGGCTGTGAGTTCCGTGTAAATGCACCAGACGGTAAATCATACGGAACTTTGAAGGTTGAAGAACCTAAGAAGAAAAAGATGAATCCTGACCGTGAGTACGGTGAACTGCGTGCTTACTACGACCAATACATGAAGTACAACGTTGCGGTTGGTGATGTTGTAGAAATACCACACTCACCTAAATACACCCCTGAAGAAATTCGTGGCGGTATCTGCGCAAAACTTACAAGTCGTTGGGGTAAGGGTACATACACCACAGCCATTACTAAAGCAGGCACAGTACAGATTCTTCGTACAGCATAAGGAGGGCATCATGGTTAGTGATGAGATGAAGCAAGAACTGCTAGAAAAGTATCACGACATCAACGTAGACCACGATTGGTGGGAGTTTTTGTATGAAGACTTTAAAGACGAAATGCTCGAGAAGGGTATTGACATAGACGATATTTCATTCTCAGGCTTTTGGTCACAAGGTGATGGTGCATCGTTCACAGGCAAAGTTCGTAGCCAAGACATGGGTAAATTCATGGATGCGCATGACCTTAGTGAAAGATATCCTGCAGCTCGTTACTTCTGTCAGTTTGACGAAGTGTGGTTGAACCTGTATAGAACTTCATCTCATTACAGCCATGAGAACACAGTGGATGTATCAATGCACGACTCTACGGGTAATCCCTATGTTGAAGGTTGTGCACGTTGGGATATTTATGATACTATGCAAACCCTGTTTGACACTGAGTACGCTCAGTTAGAACTTGACTGTGAAGAAATACTTCGTGGTTACATGCATGACTTGTATCGCAGACTAGGAAAGGAGTACGAATACTTAACATCCGAAGACGTCGTATGGGAAACCATACTATCTAATGAATTACATGTAGAACTTACTAACTAAAGGAGCATTACTATGGCACACGTAGCCATTTCAAGAGACTTTCTTCAACGTGTTGAAGACAAAATTAACCGCATGCGAAGTGCTGAACTCAAAGCACTAGGTGCTGAACCTAAAGTTGTTATATCACCTGAGTCACAACTGATGCTTGAAACAATATGGGGTGCTAACTTGCACCTTCGCAAACAAATCCCTGAATCATGGCGTAACAAAAATAATTGTGCCCGTGTTCACTTCCTTACAAAAACCACAAGAGTAAATAGCGACGGTGACACTGTGGCTGTAGCTATGAGTGTAACGGTACAACCAACGGCTGGTGAGTTTGATTTCCCACCTGATTCTAATTGGCACACAATGCGTATGCTTAGTGACCGTGACCATCCTGACTTTAAAGAAGTAGTTGCTTATTGTGATGCTAAGGCTGAGATTGAGATGCGTTGGGATACAGTACGTAACAAGGTTACAGATTTCTTCAAGTCATGCAAGTCTATGAAAGAAGCAGTAACACTTTGGCCTGATTGCAAGGTATATATCGACGAAGAAGATATTAAACGTTACGAGAAGAAAGTTGTTAAGTCTGCATCACAAGACTCAGATGCCGCTAAGGTATTGGCAGGTTTGGACACAGACGAACTAATGGGTGCAGCAGTCGTTGCACGTTTATCAGGAGCAGCATAATGAAAGACCAACTACACACAGCATTTCTACGAGCCATGCAGATTGAGGATGATTTGTACAAACTCAGTTACGTATCGGCAATCGTGGCTATCGTAGCAGAACGCACATCAGATAATGATTCAAGCGGTGCATTGTGGGCTGCTAGTGATATGACTATTCAGATGCGTGACCACTTCGAACAACAGCTAGGAGACCTCAGAACCTTGCTTGTTGAGCTACGTGATAAAGCACCCGCAGGTAAGAAACGTGGCAGACCTGCCAAGAAAGCGAGTAAGAAATGAAAGAACTCTGGGATGACGCTAAGAAGAAGTTCTTAGGTGTAGCAGTTGCTATCTTCGCTGGCTTCTGTATCGGTAAGATTTATACGTGGGACACAATCATTAGTGACTGCAAAGTTGTGGGTGCGTTCCGTATTGCTAACACAGCATTTCACTGCAAGATGTTGATGCCATGAAACTAGCTACGACACTCATATTTATATGCTCAGTTATAACGGCTTTGTTCGGTAGCATTGACAAAGCCATCTTCTTAATACTAATAGCTATATACATTCAAGGAGGTAGGAATGAATGAAGTATTTTACAAGAACGTCAGACCAGTACCACGTACGATGGATGAAGCATATAAGACGCCGACGTATGCACAGGCCATTTGGAAGTGCGAGAGTGAAACCGAACGCGGATTGTCAGCCTTGCTTGAGAAATTCTTAGGTATGGCACTACTGTTTGTGTTTGGCTTTGGTGTCGCAGGATTCACCGTATGGCTTACACGTACTTAGTTTACGACGAAGACAAGGAGCTAATGCGTAAAGTCCCCCGTAAGGAGGAAGCAGAAGCACTAATTGAACTTAGGGAAGGGTGGAGCTATACTCGTGCCCTCGCCCCTAAAAAACCACAACCCGTTTATGAGGATGCCCCATTTTGACAGTCACACACAATTTAATTAAACAACTAGAAGAACGCCTCATTCGCATTGAGTCAAGGTTAGTACAGCTCATGTATCACATGGGTATGCAGAACCCACACGAGAAGCAATATGACGCACCTATCACGCAGGACAACCAAGGTAAGGAGTTTCAATGAACCACATTGAACTATACGAAAAACAACACGGTAAAGAAGCAACAAAAGTCTATGCATTTACGTTACTTCAAATTCAACTTATTCAAGGCATGAGCTTATTACACAGCGGTGACTTAGATGATGACGAAACTGTTGAGCTATTGGCTAAGTTATCAAAGTTAAGTAGTGCCCAAGCTCAGATGTATGTAAAGCATCTTGATTTGACTGAAGAAGAAATACAAGACGCTATGGAAGCTGCGTCTGATTATATGCATTCAGAAACATTCGGTGAAACTATTCAATGAAAAAGAAACAGCCATCTAAAAGTAGAGGCTTGAACCAAGTAAAAGGGATTGACTACGACGGTATGAATCAACAAGAAGTCGCAGATGCATTAGGTATTAGTCGTACCGCAGTGCAACAAATTGAAAAGCGTGCCTACAAGAAGTTCCGCAGGGAACTAGCTAAACGACTAACACACGTAACTGATTTATTAGGAGATTAATATGCCAGGTGGAGCACCATTAGGTGGTATCGGCGATGTGAACAGCAACGCTAAAGGTTCAGGTGCAAGATACAACGACGGTAAGGCAGACATTAGTTTGATTCCGTTATGCACGCTAGAAGACGAAGCAAGGGTATGGATGTATGGCAAACAGAAGTATGCGGCATGGAACTGGGCTAAAGGTATGGACTGGTCTGTACCACTTGCTTGTGCTATGCGTCATATTGCTGCTTGGCAGCGAGGCGAAGAACTAGATGCAGAGTCGGGTTTACCCCACTTGGCACACGCCATGTGTAATCTTAGAATGCTTACCCTGTATTCAAAAACTTACCCTGAAGGGGATGACAGACCACCTAAGGACTTAATGCCATGAGACAGACCAGACTAGGTTCGCTGATTGAAGTAAGTATCAACATCTTTATTGGGTATTGGATTAACTTCGTGGCTAACCTAGTTATTCTGCCCATGTTTGGATTGAACGTGTCTATCGCAGATAACTTTGTAATAGGTTTTATCTATACATTTATCTCGGTAGCACGTAGCTATGTAGTTAGAAGATGGTTTGAGAAAAAGATTCACCAAGCCGCTATGAGGATTGCAAATGACTAGATTAGTAACGCTGGACTTCGAAACGTATTACGACCAGAAGACATTCAGCTTAAGTAAGATGACCACGGAGTCGTACATCCGTGACCCACGCTTTGAAGTAATTGGAGTAGGAGTAAAAGTAGATGACTACCCGACAGATTGGTTCAGCGGTTCTCATGACGATATTAGAGATTGGCTTATGGTTCTCGACTGGAGTGATGTTAATCTTCTATGCCATCATACCGCTTTTGACGGTGCTATCCTCAATTGGATTTTTGGAATTAAGCCCAAATACTATTTCGATACTTTATCAATGGCAAGACCACTACATGGACTCACCGTTGGCGGTAGCCTGTCTGCTTTGGCTAAGTTTTATGGTCTGCCGGCGAAAGGCACGGAAGTAATCAAAGCATCAGGGAAAACCCGTAGACAGTTTGATATGACTGAGTTGCATGAATACGGCAACTACTGCAAGAACGACGTCGAGATTACTCGTATGTTGTTTGACATCCTTAAGACTAAGACAACACCTAAAGAAATGTACATCATTGATTTGATGCTACGTATGTTCACTGACCCTGTATTAGTGCTAGATAAAGATACGCTGACTAATCATCTGACCAGTGTGCGAGATAAAAAAGAAAAGCTCATGGCTAAGCTCGATGCAGCTATTGGTCGTGAGAACCTGATGTCCAATCCAAAGTTTGCTGAAGTCTTGCAGAAGCTTGGGGTTGAACCACCTATGAAAACAAGTTTACGAACTGGAAAGGAAACATATGCGTTCGGTAAGACAGACGTTGAGTTCAAGGCGTTACTCGAGCACGAGGATGAGCGGGTTCAAGCGGTCGTTGCGGCGCGCTTTGGTATTAAATCGACTCTCGAAGAGACACGGACAGAAGCGTTCATTGGCATCTCGGAGAGAGGCCCTCTCCCAATTTTGCTTAATTACTACGGGGCACACACTGGTCGTGCATCAGGTGGCGACAAGATTAATTTACAGAACCTCCCTAGGGGCGGTGCACTACGTCAAAGTATTCAAGCACCCGCAGGTCACTCGTTGGTGGCGTCTGATTCGTCACAAATTGAAGCACGAGTTGTTGCATGGCTCGCAGGTGAAACCGATTTGGTACAAGCGTTCGCCGAAGGAAGAGATATTTACTCCGAGTTCGCAACGGATGTATATGGCAAGAAAGTTACAAAGGCTGACAAAGTCGAACGGTTCGTTGGTAAGACTTGCATCCTCGGTCTAGGCTATGGCATGGGTAAGGATAAGTTTAAGACTACCCTAAAGATTGGACAAGGTGGTATTTCTGCTGACGTAACGATTGATGAAGCTGAGCGTGTAGTCAAGCTATACAGAGATAAGTATCCGATGATTGCAGTTTTGTGGAAACAAGGACAAGCCGCATTAGATGCTATGGTCAAGGGCTATGAGTATGAGCTTGGTACAGCCAAACTAAGATGCACACCTGATGGTATTGAGTTACCTAACGGTATGAAAGTGATTTACCCTGAGCTTCGTGTCGGAGATGATGGTAACTACGAGTACAGGAACAGGTATGGATTCACTAAGATTTACGGCGGTAAGCTAATCGAGAACGTGGTTCAAGCACTAGCTCGTATTGTGGTGTTTGACCAAATGGCTAAGATTGACCAGACCCTACGTAAGAACGACAAGCCAGGTAAGCGTGCTAAGGTTGTATTGACAGTGCATGACGAGGTTGTTGCCGTAGTACCTGATGAAGATGCTGCTAACTGTATGAACATGATGATGGACTTCATGAAGCAAGCTCCAAGTTGGTGTGCTGATTTACCCGTTGCATGTGAAGCTGATATTGGAAAATCTTATGGTGACGCCAAGTAGTTTATGTGATACGATTGCCCCACTATTTTTTGTGGAGTGTGTATGACAATACCAGCATGGACTTTTAGCCAGCTAGAAAAATTCGAGACTTGTCCTAAGCAGTATTACCATGTAAGGGTCAAGCGTGATGTTATCGAACCACCGACTGAGCATACTAAGTGGGGTGAAGAAGTGCATACGGCTCTTGAACATCGAGTCATGCATGGAACACCACTACCCGAAGGCATGCAACAGTGGGAAGGTATAGCGGCTAAGCTCTGTGCATTACCTGGTACTAAGCTCTGTGAATACAAGATGGCTGTGGATAGTAACTTCAAACAGACCTCATGGAAGACTGCATGGACTCGTGGTATTGCTGACTTGGTTGTTATTAACGGCAAGAAAGCGGCTGTGTTTGACCATAAGACTGGTAAGCGTAAGCTGACCGAACAGCTATCATTGTACGCAGCGTATGTATTTATCCACTTTCCTGAAGTCGAAGAAGTCACAACAGGTTTTATTTGGCTCAAAGAAAAGAAGATTGATAAAGAAACGTTTCACCGTGACCAACTGCATGAGATATGGCAAGGGTTTTTACCTAGAGTAATTAAGTTGGAGTCAGCTTACGATAGAGATTCGTGGCCTGCAAGACCGTCAGGTTTGTGCAAAGGTTGGTGTCATGTTCGTGAGTGTGCACATTGGAAGAGTAAAGCATAATGGCTAAGACTCCTGAAGGTAAGGTAAAAGACGCGGTCAAGAAGGAGCTAAGTGCCCGTGGTATATGGTATTTTATGCCCGCCGCAAACGGCTTTGGTAAAGTTGGTATTCCCGATATAATATGTTGTTATGGAGGCAAGTTCCTAGCTATTGAGACAAAAGCTCCAGGAAAACGTAACAACACGACACCGAACCAAGACGCTCGCATAAACGAAATCAGAGCTGCTAAAGGTTGGGCTTTAGTGGTAGATGATGTACAACAAGTAAAAGAGTTTTTAGACGATGTCAGACATAATTGATAGAGCGAATGATTTAGTAGAGCAGACCGATTCGTTGGCACTGCGTGCTATTCGTTCAAAGTTAAAACCAGAAGCCGAAGCTACAGGATTTTGTTTAGCCTGTGGTGAGGATGTAGAAGCCCCACGTCGTTGGTGTGATGCAGATTGCAGAGACATGTGGGAAAAAGATAAGAGAAGGAAACAGCTATGAACAAAGGTGGACCAACAAAAGCAGCGTACGATAAAGCGTACAATGCAAGACCCGACCAAGTTGAAAAGCGTGTGAAACGTAACCAAGCCCGTGCAGAAATGATGAAGGCTGGCAAAGTTACAAAAGGTGACGGCAAAGACGTTGACCATAAAAAACCGCTCAAGAATGGTGGAACAAATGCAAAATCAAACCTCGAAGTCAAAACCAAAACAGAAAATCGTGGATGGCGCAAAGGGAAGTCAGGTTATAACATCTAACTTTGGTGGTAAACCAGTTAGTACATGGTACGGTTTCCCTGTACCTAAAGGCATTGAATATATTGGTGATGAAACAGTACACAACATAGGTAAACCAGGTGCTACATGGCGATGTTGGTGGTATAAGCATGGCAAGATGGAATTCATAACATTAGATGTGGACATACCACACGAAGAAAAAATACTGACTACACTTACAATTATGAGGATGAGTGATGGCAACGCTGATAAAGGAGAAGGAGGCAGTCCTTCTTAGGGTACGTGAACCCTCAAAAATCACAACAGTAATACCTACTGCTAAGTTGTTAAAAAACCACATTGTGGCTGTCCCTCATCGTCCTGACGAATTGAGAGTGTTACAACATCTAGGGTTTGAAGGCATACCTACACCACTACGGACTAACTACGAGTTCCCAAAAGCAGGCGGTAGGTTTGACCCATTCAAAGCTCAGATTGAGACAGCAGACTTCTTATCCATGCACAATCGTTGTTTCGTGCTTAACTCTATGGGTACTGGTAAGACAGTCAGTTCATTGTGGGCGTTTGACTACATGCGTAGTCGCAAGCAAGTTAATAAAGCTTTGATTATTTGTCCGCTATCAACCATGGAACGTACATGGGCAGACGAAGTATTCAAGACATTCCCACACCTTGACGCTACAGTTTTGTATGGTACAAGACAAAGACGTTTGAAGTTACTGCAACAAGAGTCACACCTGTATGTAATCAACATTGACGGTATTAAAACAATCAAAGAAGCATTGGCTAAACGACCTGATATTGACTTAATTATTGTGGATGAAGTAGCTATGTTCCGTAATGCTAGTACAAGCCGTTGGAAAGAATTAAACGAAATACTTAACAAACAATCACCACGTCGTGTATGGGCTTTAACTGGTATGCCTACCCCAAATAGTCCGTTAGATGCATGGGCTCAGTGTCGAGTAATTACACCCAATAACACCCAATTACCTAAGTATTTTGGTAAGGCTCGTGATGTGCTGATGAAACAGCTTACACAGTTCAAGTGGGTCCCGCGTGATAACGCTAACGACACAGTCAAAGAATGGATGCAACCTGCTATTCGATTCAGTCTTGATGATTGTACGGATTTGCCTGAACAGATTCATATTAGTCGTGATGCTCAGATGTCTGACGAGCAAAAGAAAGCTTACGTAGAAATGCTAAGTGCTTTGAAGACCGAGTACGAAGGTGGCGAACTCTTAGCTGTAAACGAGGCTGTCAAGGCTAATAAGTTAGTACAGATTGCTTGTGGCGTTGCGTATGGTAAAGATGGTGAAACAGTTGTGTTGCCGTCAAAAGACCGTATTGAAGTACTTAAAGAAATCATCGAAGAGTCAGAAGGTAAGGTCATCGTATTCGTACCACTTACAGGTGTTCTTGAAGAGCTTGCATTTGAGCTAGGTCAAACATGGCCAGTGGCTACGATACATGGTGGTACGCCAAAGTACGAACGGGATACTACATTCCATGATTTCCAGACCCAAAAGACACCACATGTCTTGATTGCAAACCCAGCAACAATGTCTCACGGGTTAACCCTAACTGCGGCAACAACCATTATTTGGTATGCTCCAGTGCACTCAAACGATATTTACGAACAGGCCTGTGCTAGGGTTAGACGCCCTGGGCAGAAACGGACAACAGTAATCGCTCACATCGCAGCTAGCGAAGTAGAAAGGAGAATATATCAGCGACTCAAAACTAAACAAAAAATGCAAGGTTTGTTGCTTGACATGATGAAAGATGTCTAGTAACGTTACATCCCCACACGGAGAAAACATGAAACTTAATGAATTAGTCGGTAAATATATCGAACTACGGGACAAAAAATCAGAGCTCAAAGCCGAGTATGATGGCAAAGTTGCAAAGATTGACGCCGTGCTCGATAAGATAGAAGTAAAGCTTTTAGAAGTGTTTGACACAGCAGGTATGGATTCGGTCAAAACAGAGTTCGGCACTGCATACACTTCTCAACGTTCCACAGCTTCAGTGGCAGACAAAGAAATATTTATGAACTTTGTTAAAACCAACGAAGAGTGGCCACTGCTAGAAGTACGTGCTGCAAAGTCAGGTATTGAGCAGTTCAAAGAAGCCAATGGAGATTTACCTCCAGGCATAAACTGGCGTGTCGAAAGAACCGTCAACATTCGTAGAAGTTAAACCACAGGAGTAAGAAATGGCAAATATTATTGCTTTCGAGTCTGGTAACTTACCAGCATATTTAAAATCAGTAGACGTATCAACACTAAACTCAGAACTAACTAGCCACGCAAGTGGTGGTTTCCCAATTATTTCAATCAAGGGTAAAGTGTTCGCAGTAGTTCGTGATGGTGACCGTAAGGTATTACCTAACCCTAAAGACCCTGATAGCCCAGCTACAGCAATTGATGTAGTAGTTGTTAAAGCCAACAAAGGCACATCAAAAGTATTCTATGCAGGTGGCTACTCAGAAGGTGGCGACAACAAGAAGCCTGATTGTTTCTCAAACACAGGTGACCGCCCAGACCCATCAGTAAAATCACCACAAGCTAAATCATGTGCTATGTGCCCACATAACCAATGGGGTTCACGTACTGGTGAGAACGGTGGTAAAGGTAAAGCTTGCCAAGATTCAGTTCGTATTGCGATTGCAGCACCTTCTATGTTGAATGACCCAATGTTGTTACGTGTACCACCAGCATCTATCCGTGCTTTGGGTGAGTATGGTCAGACATGTGCTAAGCGTGGCGTTCCATACAATGCTGTTATTGCTAAGCTTGGTTTCGACATGGAATCACCAACACCTAAACTAATCTTCAAGCCATTAGGTATGTTGGATGAGGCTAGCTTTGCTCAGGTTAAACTAGTAGCTGAAAGCGATACGGTTGCTAACATTCTTGGTAAAGTTGGTTCACCAGACGCATTACCAGCACCTACTGTGCAAGCAGAAGCTCCTGAATTAGAAGAAGCACCTGCCCCTAAGGTAGAAGAAGCACCAGCACCTAAGAAGAAAGTATCTGTAGCGTCAGTTGATGTATCAGACTTGAACTTAGATGACCTAAACTTTGATGACTAATTTCACGGCATCTGGCAGATGTGCGGGGGTTATGGTTTCCCCCATACTGTTCCGCCTACTCTGTGAGAGTGTAGGTCAAACCCAAAACGTCAAACGGGAATCTGCCTAGACGTGACCGCGGCGAGAGCGCCGCCCTAACAATATCGGAGTATAAAATGAGTAATGTACAAATCGACCAAAGAAAAGTAGGTGGGGTAGTCATCGAAGCAAGTCGTATTCTTGCTGATAAAGGTTTCAATCGTGGAGAAATTATTTTAGGTTTGTCTGAGTTAATTGGTCGAGTTATTGTAGACACTGCACAGACAGACATTCAAGCATCTGAGTTGGCTAAAGTTTCTGTCGACCACATGACCCGTACAATCGACATCGGTATTAAAGCAACTGAATCTAAGATTATCACTGGGGTATAAACATGAATACCTTGGAGTTTCTACGGGCGATACTGCCCGAAGACGGTGTCTATTACACAGCTATTTTTAAGCCAGGGTTTCATGCACCTGCACATAAACCATTCACAAGTCTTGAGGCTATGGCAGATGCTATTGTCAAAATGGATGCTGGTGACTGGACTGTGTACCACGCTTGTGCTTCATATAAAGATGAGTTCGTTGATGTTGATGGTAAGAAAAAATACAGAATAAGCGATAACTGGAACAGAGCTAAAGCATTCTGGGCTGACCTTGATTGCGGTGAAGATAAAGCTGCTGAAGGTAAAGGCTACGCAACTAAGCGTGAAGCTGCTATTGCTATGAAAGAGTTCTGCGATAAGACTGGTTTTCCAAAGCCTTTTTATGTAGATAGTGGCAACGGCATACATGCATACTGGCCTTTAACACAAGCTATTAGTTCTACCACATGGGTTAAAATGGCTACTGTGCTTAAAGCAGTATTTGCACATCATGGCGTATTAGCTGACCCATCAAGAACTTCTGACTTTGCATCTATCCTACGACCAGTAGGCTCACATAATAAAAAATCGGACACGTATAAACCTGTTGTAGCTAAGAACAAAGTAGAACCTATTGACGTAAAACAGTTAGCAGATATTCTAAAAACACTGGCTGAAGACCTACCAAAACAACCTGTAGTACAAACCAAAAAATATGAAATTAATGATGACCTTACAGCACATTTGGCACCGACTGCTCACATGGAAAGCTCTGCTAAAGCTATTGCTGAAAAGTGTAATCAGTTGGCAATCATTCGTGATGCTCGTGGCGATGTTGATTATGAGCAGTGGCGTGGTGGCCTTGGTATTATTAAGCATTGTGTGGAGGGTAGTGAGCTTGCTCATGAGTGGAGTTCAGGCCATCCGGAATATGAATATAACGCTACAGAAGAAAAGCTAAATAGCTGGGAAGCTGGTCCAACGACCTGCGAGTTCTTTTCAAAATGCAATCCACATGGCTGTTCAGGCTGTCAGTTTGCAGGCACGATTAAGACACCTATGGTTTTAGGGCGTATTGTTCCTGAAGCAAAAGAAGAAATAGTCGAAGCCAAGGTTGAAGGCAAACAAGTTCAGATTGAAGTACCTGCATTTCCTGAGAACTTTAAGTTTGAAGACGGCCGTATGGTTCGTTATATGCAGGACAAAGACGAGATTTGGCATCCATACAGCTTTGCATTAGCTTTGTTCTACCCAATATATCGTGTTCGTAAAGAGAACGGCGAATCAGCAGTTGGTGTCCGCATGCATATGCCACCACCATTTAATACAACAAAAGAGTTTGAAATCGACGCAAGCTTAGTAGCTTCTCCACAGAAGTTGGCTGAAGCATTAGGTAAGTACGAAGTCTACTCAACAGGCTTTAAAGGTGCTAATGACCACATGAGTGCGTATTTACGTGAATCTATTGAAAAACTTAAGCGTGAAGCTGAAGAACTAACGACATTAACTTCGTTCGGTTGGAAAGATAACATGCAGTCGTTCTTGATTGGCGACAGGCTTTACCACAAAGATGGTACTACCCGTAAGGTGTTAGTAGGTGGTAATGCTAGAGCTAAGATGGTTGCTTTCCCTGAGCCACGTGGTTCTGTTGATAAGTATTCAGAAGCTTTGAACTTTATGTATTCAGGCAAGGACATGATACCGATGCAGTATGCAGTTGCGTCTGGTTTTGGTTCTGTATTGACGCCACTTGGCCCGACAATCTATAAAGGCTTGTTGATGGCTATTACTGGTGGAGCTACTGCCAAGGGTAAGACATCTGTTTGTTTGTCAGCGTTATATGCGTTTGGTGATGCAGACAAGATGAAGATTGCTACTGACAAGGGTTCAACAGTTAATGCTCGTTACGCTACGCTTAGCACATACCAAAACATACCTTTATTGTTAGATGAGTTTACTAAGATTTCGGCAGATGATTTCTCAGCATTAGCTTATGCCATTTCGCAGGGTGAAGATAAGAGCCGTATGTCTGTGTCAAACAACAAGGGCGTAAGTTTTGCTGAGCAAGAATACTGGCAGATGAGTCCATACGTTACAGCTAATACAGACTTGCATGGTTTATTGTCCACAGAAGTTGGTAACTCACAAGCTGAAGCTGTTCGTGTGATTCAGATTCGTATCGACCAGTACAAGCTAAACAAAATTAGTATTGCCGAAGCAGATGCTGCCATGAAGCAGATGGAGTTGAACTTAGGCTGTGCTGGTGAAGAGTTTATTAAGTTCGTGGTTGCTAACCGTGAAGACGTGCTACATAGAATGGCTAATATCGGTAAGCGTTTAGAACAGGCTATGCCTGACGTGAAGTATCGTTTTTACCGTAACCATGCTATCTGCTCTTTGACAGCTATTAACATCACAAATCAGCTTGGTATTACTAAGTTTGACGAAGAAGCGTTATATCACTTTACGATTGAGCTATTTGAAGAGTTGGCTAACACCATTACTGAACAGAATACGCTTACACCTGAAGACGCTCTTAACACGATGATTACGGATTTATCGTCACGATTCATTGTAAGTAATGACTATCGCCATTCACGTGATGCATTGGGCCCTGAGTTAGTGCAGTATAGGGGCTCTGCAAACACAGTCGCTGGTCGTTATATTGAGGTCAACAAAAACAAGCCTAATCCGTTTAGCGGTAAGTTATTTATATCACACAAAGAAGTCTATGCTTGGTGCAAAAAACACCGTGTTGAAGCTAAAGACATCATTGAATGGGGTAAAGATAACAAGCTTGTGACCGTTCCTGATAAGAAAATCAGTTTGGGTAAAGGCACTAATATCAAAACAGGTAATGCTGCTTGTATCTGTGTCGACATGGTAAGGTTGGAGAACCTTGCACCTAACGGGTTTATATCAGTGGTTGGTGGTAGTGATAATGCCGACGACCAAGAAATGACTGGAACGTGATATAGTTCAGTTGCTAGAAGGTTTCTTGCATGCCCGCTAGCTCTCCTCGTGTGGTTACCCCCAGATTAAAACCTGGGGGTTTTTTTACCAAATGAAGCAGATGCGTATGAAGCCTAAGCTGATACCAAGTAAATATGTGTCTTCGGTATCGTTCGGGTCTAAATCCATATACTCAATACCCACGGTAAATCCGTGGATAAACGACGCTTCAATAGCGAAGTTCATGTTAGCACTTCCAGCGTTTTAGAGCTGCTGCTTTACGAGTAGGTTTGCCGTTCTCGTCTTTCATTGGACCAGGCATACCAGACATACGTGCACAAAACGAACGCTTGCGTGGACCGCCTTCAGGCTGTGGAGCTTTAAGGTTTGAACCAGTAGCAGCGTTATACTTTGCACGACCCTTGGCAGTTAGGCCAGCACCTTGAGATACAGGTAGCTTTTCGCCACGACCAACGGATAAATTTACACTTTTCTTTTTAGTAGCCATGACCAGTCCTTATCTGTAGTTAGCTGTTTTCTTGGCAATCTTTGCCGGTTGTTTTACAAACTGCTTGCCTGCTTTGTTACCTGCAGCTTTTGCTTTGTTAGTTGCAGCCTTTTCACCAGGGCTTAGTGACTTCCATGCAGCGTCAGGCAAATAACGTTTTTTACCCTTCGATGGTGTACCGTCAGATGTACGCCACTTCTGTGCTGTCCAGTCTTTTAGTGACTTTTGTGGGTCTTTCATGACTTGTAGCCTCCGCCTTTAGCTTTGTACTGTTTGGCTAATAGTTGAGCTTTACGAGCCGACCATTCACCTGGGTCACCACCGGCAGTGCCAGCCTTAATCTTTTCAAACAACGCTTTACGCATTGTAGGCTTGGTGTAATTACCAGCCGCATTTACTTTGGATTTAGCTTTTGTTGCCATATTAATCCTTAAATTTTAGAAATTTGTCTCATAAACTCGCGGTTAGACTTAGTAGTCTGAACCCCACCTACAACACCTGCTTCGCGTTTCTTCTGCTCTTGTGGAGCTTTTAGTAAGTCTGACAACGGTTGAACTTTAAGTCCGTTTCTACGCTTAGCATCCTGCATTTCCTGCCATTCTTTACGAGCTTTAGCCATACCATCAGTGTCACGAGCATTTGATGCTTTGACATAATCACGCTTGATTTCGCCTGTTCTATCTTTATAGAACTGCTCTGTATCAATAGCCGCACCCTGCACAAACGTTCTGTCTGTAATCTTGTTGCTTGGTAAACCAATGGCTACTGACAACATATCCAAGAAGCTAATATCTTCAGGCTTAATTACCACATCACCATTCTTAAGAGTTACGCCATCCATCAAGCCAAATCTAGCTGCTTTCATGGACTGTGCCAATCCGGCTGGAGATAATCTTTCCAGACCTTTGTAGTACTCACCGTCGGCCATCAGTGCCACACCTTCACCAGCACGTTGTATCAAGCTACCAGTAGCACCAGTTAATAATGCATAACCACCTTGAGCGATACCAGCGCGGCTCAAGTCCACATCAGCGTATGGCAAGATTGAAAGCATCTGACCCATACCTAACTTACCTGACAAGTCCACACCAGCAAACTTCGGCGCACCTTTTAGGATGATGTCGGCTAACGCCTTGTCACCTATCATTTTACGTAGCGTCAACTCAGGATTGTCTGGCTCGTCATCATCACCAAACGCAGCACCCATAATCCATGCGATTGCAGCAAAACCTGGGAAGCCCATCAAGCCACCAACTGCAAGCGTATGACCTAGGGTAAACCCTAATGCTCTACGAGCAATCATTTTTTCTTGCTTAGACGCACCAGCAAACGAGTCTTTAATCAACTTAGCCATCAAGCTAATCTGAATTAACTGGAACTTACGGAACTGGGTAGCTAAACGACCTAAGCCCTGACGTGTAATACGTGGAGCATTAAAGCCTGAATAGTCACCGTGGGTACGTAAAATCACATCATCAGCATATGCTACAGCCTGTTCTTTATTGCTACCTGCTTTAATTTCTAAGCGATATGCGGCAACTGCTGTGGCTACACGGTTAATAGATTCAATATCTTGAGCTACTTTACGTAGCTTTTCAATAGCCTTACCGGCAAGCTCAGCTTTTGAGCCTTCTGTATCTCTCCAACGACCTAAATCTTGGTCAAGACTAATATCAATACGACCGTTGTTTACCAAAGTTTCGATGGCTTCACGCACATCGGCTGGTAGTTTAGAGTAACTTTCTTCTGACAAACCTTCGTTCTTAATCATGTTGAAGATTTGTTTGTAGGCTGTAGTGAACTCACCCCATGCCTGGTTGTAGTCATGCTTACCAGCTACATACGGTAATGACATCATAAATGGCTGAGTCATGTTTTGTAAGTAGTACGCTGGGTTAGTCAAAAGCATCCAGAATGATGTTGCACCCAATGCCTTATTAATAACTGGGCTTGGTTCGTAGCTTAGACCTAATGCATGACGACGCATGAACTCGTTGTAGTATTCACGACGGACATCACGACCTGGCTTTTGCTCATCAGCTTCCTTGCGCATTTGTTGCAAGGTGTCGTAAATCTTACCGCTGTTATGCAAGGTAGAAATAAAGTGAGCAGTCGCTAACCCTTGGGTAGCAAACGAACGCATCATGTCATCTTCAGCACCAGCAACGTTTTTACGACGACGCTCAGACTGGCGTGCAGACTGTTCAGCTAATAATGTAAGGTGTAGGTCAGCAATCAAACGGTTAATTGCTTGAGTGGCTTTAGCACTACCTGCCTCATCCATCGAATCATTTGCTAGGTTACGCAAGCGGTAGAACACGTTTTGTACGTCACGACCACCATACACGTCTTGCTTAGCGCTATCCTTCTCAAATGCTTCTGAAACGTAGCCGTACCCCTCTGTGAGAAGTTGTTCTTCAATCTTACGGCCTTCACGCTTAGTTTCAGCAAAAGCAACGTAGTAATCAGTTTCGTTCTTCTCAAGCTCACGGATTTTAGCTTGTGCTTCTTTGCGTTGTTCAACAGTTTTGCTCTTATCTTTAGCATCTTTTTCAGCCTGCAAGTATGCATTTGACTTAGCGACAACTACATAGTTACCGAAACGCTTTAGTGGAGCATAGGGTTTACCCGCACGAACAGCCATCAAAGTGCTGTAGTCTTTTAGTGATGCAGCTTTCTTTTGCTCTAAGCTTGCCACTTCAATCATGTCATTAGCATCACGAGCAGCCTTAATTAATGCATCATACTCAGAGTTAATGTTCTCAATAACACCACGCTTCATATCTTGTAGGGTGTCATGGCCATGCTTAAACACAGCTTTAACTACATCCTGAGCATCTTTTGGTAGCGCATCAAACTCAGCTTTTAGCACTGGGTCAATATCTGGAGCTTTCTTGAGGTAGCCTGGGTCATATGCCCACTTACCATCCACGGTGGATTTCTTCAAAAATGCATTGACTGTGCCTGGGCCAGTACCACGAACCTTAGCATCTAACTTGTCGTATTGTTGCAAGATAAGGTCTACACGACGTTCGTATTTAGTCTTAACAGCTTGTTGCTCACGAACTAGTTTTACGTAGTCTGTAGCTGATTTAACATATTTAGATGCAATACGAGCCAAGTCTTCTGTAAATGCCAAGTATGTAAGACCACGGCGACCTAAGTCACGGATTGTGGCAGTAATCTCAGCAACTGGACCTTGTAGCTGTTTTGGCAACTTCTGGATATTACCTTGCTGTCTACGTGAAAAACGCACATTACCTGATGACAAACCGCCTTCATAACTAACCACACGAGATAAGGCGTTGTCTGAAAACAACACCATGTTTTTAGTTTCTCTGTCGCGTTCATCTAATACGTTCTCAAGGATGGCCATGTATTCGTCTGACCCAGAAGGGATAAGCATATCCAAAGGAATACTTTGTTTGTCAGAAGAAACGATGTTTAGACGTGAGCCTTTTATTGCCACGTACGATGGTTTAAATCCTTTTATACCACTAAAATCAACGTCTTTTAGTAGAGGTATTTTATTAACAGCCACTGTGCCAGCTAATCCACGGCTACTACGGTCAAGGTATGTATTACCTTCAATACCAAGCATGCGTAGATATTCAGACACAACCTGTTTAGACATGAATCTGCCTTGTTTAATTGTGTCAATTACGCTATCAGGAAGCTGGAAGAACAAATCTGAAATGCCTTTGTTTTCTAAAAACACTAGTGCGTCTTGCAAATCACGCCCAGTCATCTCATCTAAGTCCATGTTGATTTCTTCAACCATGTTTGTTTTTAGTTCTTCTGACAACTTAGCTTCTAGTATTTTTAGAATCTCAGGTTGTTTACTTAGGCTTACGTCCAAATCAAGAATCTTGTCTTCCGTTGTCATTGGAAGGTTGCGAAGAACCTGACCTGGTTTTTTGGCAGCATCAACTACAGCAAAGTCTTCTTCTTTAATTCTGTCGATAGCAGCTAGCGAATCTTTATAAAACTTGACGCTACGCTCTAAGTCCTTACGCACGGCATCTGGTAGTTTTTTAGTGAATATGCCTTTTTTATTTAGCTTTTCTTCTGTTTCCGCTAGTAGTCTTGTGTTTGCGCGTTTAGAAGAATCTATAGCTTCTTTAACGGTAACGTTATTGTGTTGTAGTCTATTAAGAACTGACTGTGCAATCGAGTTTTCCATGAACTGTGCAAAGTCTTTTCTATACAAATCCAGGTCAAACGAAGTTAACTCTGTGTAGTCTTTACCTTTATAGGTAACTTTACGGTCTGCAAATACACCAAACACATCACTAAACTTGCGTTTAACGTCAGCACGCATATAGTCAAGGGCAATACCAAAACGCTGAGCTACATACAAGCCCCAGCCGTAAGCAACAGCACCTTCACCGGTGCCAATAGCACTGGTTTTAAAGTTTCTGAACTCTGCAGATGTACCATGATATGTGCCACTGATTTCAAGCTTAGCTGCACCAAACGCTAAATCGACTAGGTTATTGGCTGATAACTGGTCAAACTTACCAAAACCAATCTTACGAAGTGCTACCTTCATGGCAGCCATCAAAGTTCTAAACCAAGCTGCAATCGGACCTTCTTGTTTTGCAATAGCTTGTGGTTGAATACCTAAGGCTACGGCTTCTTCTACAAAGTATGCAAGTAGTTCATCTAACTGCTCGTTAGTGGTTAGCGGCTTACCTTCAGCTTTTGCCACTTCTACAGCAGCATCAACACGACCTTGTGCATTTCTAGCAATAATTGATTCTAAACTGTCTTTTTTAGATTTCGACCAATCAAGAACTTGGGCTGTTAGTTTTCTGTAGTTATCAGTTCCTAACAAGTTTTCCATGCCAAGATGCACACCTACTTCATGCAAGAACACAGGCAGCTCTTGACCAACCTGAATCTGACTTGCAATCATGTATACACGTCTACCATATACAAAAGCCTGAATATCACCAGCTTTTTTAACTACGGCTTTGACATACTTTGGTAATTCTTCGTATGAATCAACAATTGTTACTAGCTCGTCAAAGCGTTTGTTGGCTGAGAACATCTGTTTTAGCAGGCTCTTAAGGTCAGTTGCATCGTAAGTTGAGTTCTTACCAGCGCCTTCGCTACGGCTAAACTGAGTTTTTTCTGTGGCCGCAATCAAATCATTGTCAGTGATTAACTGGTTCAAACCAGCTAAGTTATCTTTCTTGTCGTAAACCAAGTCAACGACATACCCTTGCACAACAGGAGTCTGGTCTTCGTACAAACCTAAACCATGCTGTTCTGCGTACTTATTCCATAGGGCTTCTGCTTTTTCAACAGCAGTTTTACCTTCTGTACCGCCTTCTTCAGCAGCGGCTTCAGCTTCCATTTCTTTCTTGACGTTACGACGCTTAACCTTTTTAGCTGTTTCTTGAGCCAAGGCTGTCAAACGGTCTGTAATGTCCTGCATTACTTGCGTATCTTCTTTGTCAAGTGCTTGTTCGTACAATGCACCTAAGGCGTCTTTATCAAGTTTGCCTTCTTTTAGCTTTTCTACACGGTCTTTATATGATGCTTTCTCAAAGTCAAATACATTGGCAGTACCCTGACTGCCTTCTTTAAGCGTAGCAAAACCAGCCTTCTTGCCTTTGTCTGCATCACCAAATGCTTCTTCGTCAGATAGCACAGGGGTAGTATCTTCTGTAGCACCTTCTTCAAGGGCTGTTACTTCTTTTTCTATTTCTTCCGCAGACTCAGTAGTGTCGGTATAACCTTCAGCTTCACGTACACCAAACAATCTTTCTGTGTCGTCACGGTTAATATCCATGGAATCAGCAGCTTCCATGATGGTTTCAAAGTTACCAATCTTACGAACGGTAACTGGCTGGATTTTGTACTTCTTAGCAAGAGCCTGTACGTTCTTGTCCGTCATGTCCTTGAGGTATGCCTTAGCAATCTCAATATCACGCTCTTTGTTTTTGCTCTTAGCAAAACGTTTTGCAAGAATCTCGTCAGCTAACTCAACACGTTGCTCGTCAGACAACCTAGCAGTTTTACCCTTTTCGGTATCTTTCTTAGTGTTGGCCTTCAAGAATGCATCAAGTTTTCTAAACCCAGCACCAGACAAATTAGTATTTGCAGTTTTGATTAGGCTCTTCTTGATGTCAGAGTAGCGTTTACCAGCTGCAATACCTTTATTAATAATGCCGTTGATAAGACGAGCTACAGCTTTACCACGTTTTTCTGCAGTACCAACTAGTAGGTCGTCTTGTTCAAACGTTATTTCTTGACGCGTTCTTTGCTTTTCATCTTGACGACTTTGAACGCTAGGTCTTCCTGCGGTGCCGATAGTGGTGCCAGCCCGTACTCCGCCTGCTGCTGGCTGTCCAGCTTGCTTGCTAGTCTGTCCTTTAGCGACACTTCCTGGTTGCTCGGATTGAACGCTGCTGGGTTGAAGAACCCCTGGTCCTCGACCATCCCCTTCAGTTGTTCCGCCTTGCTCTGATACTGCTCGAACCCCGGCATCACTTTGCTTTTGCAGTTGCAATTTTCCATCTAATTGTCCTTTCGGTAATAAATCAATTGTTGGTACTCGCTGCTCTGCTGGAATACCGGCTAGTTCATCACGTAGTGCGTGAATAGGTTCAACCTTAGCTAACTGTTGTTGTGACTTAACAGCTTTCAGAGCATTGTCCAAATCTAACTGAACACGAGCTAAGACTTCTTCAATAGATTCAGCCTGTTCAACGTACTGAGATACAGCTTTGGCTAATGAATTTGGATTTAGTGCTTTACCGCCAGTTAATGCATTGGCTTGTAAATAAGCATCTTCTACTGCTAACTGAACTGGTGATTTTTCTTTTTCTGTAGCTACAAATTTATCCACAGCCTGGTTAAGCTGGTTTTCAGTAAAGTAAACCTTACCCTGGAATTTGTATACGTTCTTAGTTGGACTAAGCGGAACTGTCTCACCACCATATTTTGCATATGTGGCTTGTCTTACTTTGTTTAGCTCAGCTAGCTCTGCTTGCTGTTGTGCAAGAGTTTCTTGGTCTTTTTGTTGCTGTGCAGAGGCTTGAGCAGCTGCCTGTTGAGCTTGTTCAGTAGGTGTTACCTGCTGTGTTGTTTGTGGAAGATTAATTGTTGCAGCTGGAGCTTGACTATCAATAGCTTTATTAATTGCACCAGACTCTGTATTTGTTTCTGTGCCAATATCATTAGCATCTGCTAAAACACTGCCTGAACGTTGTTTTGTTAATGCACCGACTGTAAGACCGGTACCGCCGCCCATAATACCGCCAAATGCAGCTGAACCTAATACGCCTTTAGCAATTGATACATCTGGGTCGTATTCATTGGCTGCTACGTTTGCGGATAACTTAGTTGCACCTTCTTCAATAAACTCAGAACCAAATTCTTTAGCACCTGTTTTTAGAATGCTCGTAGTAGCACCCTTGGCTAATGCAGCTTCAGCACCAAACGCACCCATAGCAAAACCAACCGGAGCTGCCATTAATGATGCTTTTCTTGCGGCTCTTGTAGCTAATTCCTGACGCTCTGCTTCTGCTAAATCTGCAAAACGTGGTGAGTTCATAATAGCGTCGTAAGCTTCACCAGCAGCATCACCACCAGCCATAGCACCACCAGTAGCCATACCGGCGCCAGTAGCAGTTCTAGCAATACCTTTTTCAGCCATGCCTAAAGCACCGGCAGCGCCTCTAGCCCCTTTAATTGCAGAACCTGGAACAACAAAAGAACCTAATGCTTGAGCTGCAGTAAGTAGCGGGCTTTCAGTTACATAAGAACCTACACCTTTTAACTGTGTGCCAATCTCATCAGACTCTAATGCACGACCAAGCTTCTCTTTTGAAATTTGTGATGCAAGACTTTGCTTACGTTCACCTGACTCAATAAATTCACCAAGGCCTTTAGAAAAGTCTGTACCTGGTTCTACGAAGTCAGCAATAGATTTAACACCACCTACGGCAGCGTTGGCAAACTCAATAGCTAAATCATTAGCTACAGCTGCAATATTTCTTGATTTTGGAATGCCTAGATAAACTGCTGTGTTGTCCGCATCTAAACCAGTAATTCGACTAACTTGGTCAAAAATGGTTTTGTCGTCTACATCTTTAAGCGCCGGGTTAGCGGCGCGTAGTTCATCAATTGTCGGCATTCGGTATTACCCTAAGTTTTTAGCTGTTTAAGTATACAACTTGGTCGTCAGTTAGTCCACGTCCACCTTTACCATATTTCTTAATTAGCTCAGGCTTTGATAAGGTCTTCTTGTCTTTTTCAAATGCCGCTGGTAAATCACGAACATCAATAGCAGACTTTTCAGCTACATAAGCTTGACGGCGTTCACGACTTGCACGAGATTTTTCTTCTGTTTCAAGTGCAGCTTGTTTACGTTTCTCAGCTGATTTAGCAGCTGGAGAACCTTCTGGTGGAACGTAGCTAGGCTTTTTCTCAGTCTCAATAGCCTTCTCAGGCTTTTTAGATTTATCAGCGTCAAGGTTTTTACCAACTTGGTCAGCTAGATTTTGGGTAGTCCCTGGAGAATTAGCGTCTTTAAGAACCCCTGCATATTTATCTTGTAGCTGTCTTAATCGGGCAGCAAAATCTTTTGCAGTTGGGTCAAGGTTCTTAAGTTCATCAAAGTATGCCTTAACACCTTCTTGACGGAAGTTATCTTTTGGCGTGCCCTTAGCGTTGTATGCACGGTCAACAACACCACCAGTGCCTTTGTATTGACGCTCAATATCCAAGTTCTCACGCTTAATACTGAGTTCTTCACGTTGATTCAAGTATGTTAATAGCTTATCTGGACCACCTAAAAGGCTAACTGCGCTATCTTGGAACTTACCATATGCTGCTTTTTCCAATGCTTTTAATGCGTCTTCACCGTTCGTAAACGTCTGTAGTACATCACCCTTAGGGCCAAGAACGTTAATTTTTCCAACACCATCTTTACCTGGAACAAACTCAGTTTTTAAACCATTTTTGTTTGCAAGTTCTGATAAGCCTTGCATACCTTTACTTTCCCATGTACCACGGGCTAAGGCTAAATCTTTGTTTAAAGTGCTACGCTTAAGGTCGAACTCGTCGTCTAAATCAGATGCACGTGATTCTTTCTTTAGACCCAAAGCTTCTACGTAACCCTTACGGCTAACACCAGCAGCAGCTTTAGTGTAATCACCCATGGCTTGACGGTTTGTATACTCGCCAGCAGTTAAGTCAGGTAATGCACTCTTAACACCAATATTTTCTCTTAGTGCGCCAGCGGCAGCTTGAGCAGAGGCTTTTTCACCTTCAGGACCAAAACCAGCAGCCTGGTCAGATAACATCTTAGCTTGCTGAGTACCAATACCCGTATCTGCAGTTTGAAGTGCTTCTGTGTAATCGTTCTTTTGACCTACACGTCCGTATGTTTCTGCAAATTTAGTATCAAGAGCTTTCTGCTCTTGCATTTCTTGACGCAGCTTTTCACGCTGCATCTGACGTAGCTCTTCTTCGCCTAAACGTTCATATGTATTTAGGCCTGATTCTAAAGCCTTACCAAGTGCTAAACCCCAGTTAATTGCCATTATTGTACTTTCGAGTAATCAACTAATAAATAACCATCTTCACCCATGACAGCGGCTTCAGGAACTTCTTGAGCCATAACGCCAACATATCTGCCATAGCCCCACTTGTCTTTGTATTCGTCTTTATACTCAAAGCTATATAAAGTTGTACCTTTTCGTGTCATACCTTCATATTTGATGTTCTTTTTAATACGAACGTCTGAACCGTACTTCATATAAGCAGCACCGAGTGTACCGATTGCTGAACCTAAACCAGCAGAACTTGTAGCATTAGCCTGTTGTTGAGCGTTGTATGCATTAACATCAGCGTTGTATTTCTGAACACCTAATGTTCCAACCTGACCCCAACCTGACATAGCACCAGTATTAGCTTGGTTCATTGAAGAACCTAAAGCACCGTAGTTAGCCATAGTAGTTTGACCAGCACCTAGTGCTTGCCCGCCAGCAGTTAAAGCTAAACCTGTTGAAGATGCTTGGTTACCAAACTGACCTTGTGCAAGAGCAGCAGCGTCCATTTTCTTAGCCCAGCCTAACTGAGTAGCAGCATCACGAGCTTTAGTTGCAGCAGCTGCAGATGTTGCAGCTTCCATAATTCCTGAACTACGAGCCTGGCCTTGATAACGACCAGATGTTGGGTCAATACCATAAGCTTTCATTTGACGTGCTGTAGCTTGGTCTTGAATATCAAACTGTGACTTAACATCACCTAAGGCTAATGCGGCTTGACGGTTAACTTCTGCTTCACCACCAGCTTCTGCAGCTTGTTTATAAATATCTGCACGTAGTGGAGTACCTTTTTCTTGATACTCTTTCATAGCAATATCTGCCGCTTGAATCTGTTTTGTCTGCATTTCTTTATCTAATGCAAACTGCTCATCAGCACGAACTTCTTGTTTTAACGTAGCCTCTTTCATAGCAGGCCATACTTCTGTTTTCCACTGGTTTAGATATTCTTCTGAAATTTCAGCAAGTTTTTGTTGTGCCAAACCAATGTTAGGGTCTGCTGCAGGAGCACCGCCGCCACCGCCTTTACCACCTTCAAGAGTGTCAGGACGATTACTGCCAAGCTTCTTTTGGAAAGCTCGTTCAGGTAACATATCAAAGTGGGCGTCTAATCTCATTGTCTAACTCCAAGCCAACGGCATTCTTCTTTAAGCATTCCGTATAAAATCATGTCTGTGCCATCGCTAGCACCTCTTCTTATCACACCTTCTTGCACAAAGCCTAAATGCTCATCAAAGCGTCTAGCCTCTATGTTATCAACTCTTACCAATCCTGTCACGCGATTACAGCCTAATTGTATGAATGGATAAGCAAAAAATCTGAATAAGAACTCTCTGTTTAGCCACCGTTTTCCTTCAGCCGCAACATGCATACATATTGACGGGCCGTTATACATGTTATATACCACACCTGCCAGGATTTTACCATCCTCATACACACCTAAACCGATAGCCTCACCGAAGTCGTTCTCGTCAACCCGAGCCCCAACCCAGTCAATAATCTCTTTATCGCGTCCGTAAACGAATTCTTTCATTGTCCTGAGTAGTTTAGTGCTGCAATAATCTCGTTAAGTTTGCTAACAATTTGGTCGTTTGTAGCTCCAGCGGCTAGCTGGTCAATCTGTCTTGTACCAGGACGAACCCCAGTCATAATCTCAATATTTTCCCGCATGGCTGTAACCACTTGGGTTAGTGTCTTATCTGTTGAACTGTATGGCGGAATAGCAGGCTTTTTTATCATGCAACACCTCTAGTTTCACCAATACTTGTGCCCATAACAAACGACCTAACAGGTACGTTTCCTGTAATTTTTACTTCATAAACGTAGGCTTTGCCTGTAGCTGGCATACGAATCGGCTCTTGATTTAAGACACCGGTAGTAAATACTTGCTGTTCGTCAGCGTAGATAATCACCTGAATGTTTCGTACATCCGCTTGAGTTGGAATATCAGCCAAAATACTACCGTTAAACTCATGAAAATTCATTAAGTCGTCATTAAACCCGCCGCCTAGACCGTTTGTAGCCGATGCAAATAAGGCTTGGTTACTTGCAATAACACTTGCTACAAACTGGTTATACGCTACCTGGTCATCCAAATAGTCATAGTTAGCTTGTAACTTAATTGTAGAAAAGCTCATCGGGTTTGGCATGACAAACTTTTTAGACTTCCACTCGTATAAAGTGTTGTTAACCTGGTCTGCATCTAGCTGATAAAGCTTGTTATCAAACTGAGAAATGGCGTAGATATAACCCGTGCCGCGGTCAATGTAGACAGAAGTAGCGTCAAAGCTTAAGAACGACAACGGTGGAATATCACCACGGGCAATAACCAAAGCCTCAATACCTGTCGGTGTATTGTGAAAACACATATACAAGTTGTTATAAATAACCCCCAGCATGCTTGTCGGAGCTAAAGTTTGCCATTCGTCACGAGTGTACAAAGGTGTTGTAATTACGTCTTGAGTACCAGCACCAATAGAAACCAAGCCGTTAGGGGATGCATAAAGCACACCATACTGGTCAGAAGCGATTGACCGCTTAGAAGCACATGGTTGTGGAATAGGTAGCTTAGTTTGTGACATAGCCGCTGGAGTAGTACCAGTAATCAAATACGGGAACTTATTAGTCATAACAACTAATGTAGTGTCATAAACACCTAAACCAACGATTGGGTATTCAACTGCCAATGTGTAAACAGAAGGCCATGCATGGGGCAAATATGGCTCACAGAACCATACTTCGTTGTCCTTAAATCCAGCCAAAATACCGTTAGGCATAGCCACAAGGCCTTTTAGTCCTGACGGCGGCGGTTCAAATTCTAAAGTTGTAAGTCCTTCTCCCAACTGATTAACAGTTAAGTTATCCACAAAACTGGTTGTAGAAATAGGAATCTCAGCCACAAAACTATAAACAACAGATGTAGCACCAACAACAGTTCTATAGATGCGACGATGTGTGATGTTATATCCAGTTGTAGGAGCTGCAGCAAATCCATTAACTGTTACTGTTGCTCCACTACTGGATACTGTTACATTAGCTGCTGGACTTGGACCTGACTCTTCTGTTACTGCACCAAAAGTTGATACGTAGGTATATACATACGCTCTATCTTCGGCTGGGGCCGTTGTTCCAGAAGCTACTAGATTAGGAGCCGTTGTTGGGTTTGGTACACCCATATATAACCATGAATCTGGGAATGGGTCTGTACCTGCACCGCTAGATGTTGCAAGTGCATAGTTTGTCTTTTTTGGTGCTCCGTCACCTGTATAGTAAATACGGTAATCTGAAACGTCAGCTACTGGACCAGGGACTACATCAACGTCTGCAGCCCATGTAAGCCACTTAAACGCACCGCCAGCACCTTCTAGTTTATAAACCGTCTGAATACCAGGGGTTGTAGGAGCATAAACTTCCGTTGGCTTTCTCCATGAGCGTAGCTCACGAGATTGTAATTTTACGTTACTTGCTTCTTGGGCTTGATTGCCTTCAAGTAGGGTAGGGCCAGTTCTTGGTACTGTACCTGAAAAGTTATCAATCTTTATGACTGGCATAGCCTACCCTTTTTTGATTACTCTACTGCGTTGATTGCTGCAGCAATATCGTCTTCTACCACAACTTCGGCTTTCTTACGAGTAGCCTTTGGTTTTTCAACAACTTCAGCTGGAGCTTCTAAAGCAGCAAGCATTTCTTCGCCTTCGGCTGTTACGTAGAACACGCCTTCTTCGTTGATTTTACCAACAAATACACGGTTTCCGATAGGGCCAGCAATGTAATTACCACCTACAACTTCAGCGTTTAATTTAGTTACTAAATCGTCTTTACTAATAGCCATGATTACTCCTTGTGTTTAGCTAATATAAAGGGCTCGTTCGTCTTTACGACGCTTATCAAGCCCTGGCAACACTTTACCACCTGCTTTGTTCCATTTCAAGAACTCTTCAGCCGCACCCTCAAAATCACCTCGATTGTGTTTCATGCGTAAAGTACTGTTCTGCAAGTTACCAAGACCTACGTTAAATGCAAATGAAACTAATGCATCAAACTGACCTTGTGATGTACCCTTTGGGCATAAACGCATAACCCCAGCTTCAAACCGTCTTAGGTCTTGTCTGAGGATTTCGTCAACTTCAGCCATTGTTAAAACCCTATCCCAACCATCAGGAATAGGCAGTTGTTTTCTATCAGCCAACTTAACTTTAGCGTGGTTAGGGTCAATGACATGTCCAACTCCTACCGTCCACAAGAGCGCTGGACATTGATACGGCTTAGTCCGAACACCCTCATGGTGTTTAATCATATGGATAGTTTTATCACTTACGTTCATTTTTTCCAGTTTCTAGAACCGAACCAGAAGCCGATAATACCACCAAGCATAGCCATTTCATCATCACTAAAGATTTCGCTAGCCACTTTTAATAAATCATCAACGTTTGTAATAAGAATTGGGTGTGTAAATACATAAGCACCAATACCTACGTTAATAAAAAACAACTCAAGTACAAATAAATAAGTAACCATTGGGCGTACTGTAGCTACAAATGTAGAAGCCCAACCTGCTGCTTTTTCTAAAACTTTGGCATCATGCTCATAAGCCGCCTTAGTCATTTCCATGTCAGCATTAATGGCAACCTGCTCTGTGCGGATTTCTTCTACCTTAGCCTGGGCAGCATAACCAGCGGCAAGCATCTGTAGCTCACGCTCTGTCTGCATTTTTGCTAGTTCTAGTTCATGGGCTTTGTCAGCTTTATCCTGGAAAAAATCCAACAGTTTTGGTAAACCTGAGATTAAAAGACCACCAAGGGTTGAAAATAAAGATAGCATGTTAGTTTCCTAATCTGTTTGTTGTAACTCGTTTTAGTGTGTTCATTTCAGAACGTAATGCTCCACTGGTAACTTCTAACTCAACCTTTTGTGCAGCCAAACCAGCACGTAGTTCTTTTTGTACAGATTCAGAAACAACTTTAGCTTCACGGGCATTAATTGTGGCATCGCTAGTTCTGTCTTGTAACTTAGCAATAATCTCACGCTGTTCGTTAACCTTCTCTTCAAGAGCAATAACCTTACGTTTAGCTGCCGCAGCATCAGAAGCCACATCACTAAAGTCGTTATACATACCAATAAGCTCGTTAGCCTTAGTAATTGTGTGATAACCAAACGTACCAATAGCAGGAATAATAGTAATAACAATACCTGCCAACATAGTATTCTGCTTAGCCCAGTCTAAAAGGCTTTGTAATTTGCCTGTTGCCGCTTCAATCTTATCAATATCGCTCATTGCTCATACTCCACTGTATCGTCTGCCATTCGTTTAAGTTTGTCAGCCTGGTTTTTTAAAGGTAAGTTTAGTAATTCCATCAGAAAATCATTGTGGTGTCTTATTGCTGGCGGAATTGATTGGTTTATTGAAACCTCTGGAAAAACGTTTGGTTGCTGTATCCCAGGCTTCACAAACAGCTCCAACGATAGCGCTCGGTTTAGTCCACCGATACTTAAGCTGTCCTTTTTCACCAAAGATGGGGATGGGGATGCCTTGGGTGTCGAAGCTGGCGTAGAAGTCGTTTCTGTCTTTGTTTCTGTTTTCGTCGATGCTGTTGGGGAGGCGCTCGTCGTCGATACAGGCGTAACTTCCGTTACAGTCGCACTGCCTGTTACATCCATGGACACACTTGCTGCTGGTACACCAGGTGTCACACTTGGCGTGCTGACTACCGTTGCAGTCTGACTCACTGGACTGGCCGGATTTACCGGACTCACTGGCGATGTAGGATTCGTAGGATTGCTGAGCGACTTCACGCATGTGTTGGATGTAGTCCCCCAAGCTGACCATATGGGACTCCCATACGGGTTCGGACATGCCGATGTCTGAGTCTGAGTTATTGACCCTGTGTATCCCGTCGGACAACTTAGCGTTTGGGTTTGGCTGCTTGCTTGACATGTTGGCGGGTTTTGGACGCAGGTGTTTGAGCTTGTTTGCCACGCGCTGTAGGTTTGCGTTTGACAGTAGTAGGTGCGGGTTTGGGTGATGCTTCCGCTGTAGTTGGCCGGGCAGCTGAGCGTTTGGCTTTCGATTCTGTTTGTACAGGCTGTGTATCCTGAGCAGAAGGCACTTTGCCAAATTGTTGAATAAGCTCCTGGCTGACATGCCCAACAGTCAGCGTTGGCTGTACAGGCTTGTCCGTAGGTTGGGTTTGAATACCAAGAAGTCGTGCAATAGCACGCATTATATTGCGCATAAGAGTTACTCCTTATCAGTAGTAGCAGGCACAGCAGGCTTAGACTTCTCAGGAACGTAACCATATAGCTTCTCGAATCGTTTAGGTTCTTGTTTAATCCAAGCATCGCGAGCTGCGTCACCTATCATACCCGCAATCGGGCAAGGTGAACCAGACATCTCCATTGCTGTCCAAACACGTTTATCATCACACAACACAGCTACTGCAGCAACTTTTAGACCTAAGTCATTCAAAGTCTTAGCAATTTTAATTCTTTCGCAGTTTTCGTCAGTTACTACAACACCCGTCGCAATACCAAACACAGAAGAACTGTAAGCTCCAGATACAGGGATACCGCATACGTCCTGTGAGAAAGCTGACATTGAAGGTGCGATTGCAGATGGTGGAGGTTGTCCTTTGTAATTAATGGTTGTATCTTGTGCACGGGCAACTCCTAAAGCCACTCCTAACAGAGTAGCAACTACTAAAATACGGAAAAAATGTTGTTCTATAAAATCGCTCATGATGGTAACTTTCCTGTACCAGCTAACCATGTAATTAAAGCTAAAGCACCTAAGCCAACAATCCAAAAAAACTTTTTAACTACTGACTGACCAATACTAATGTAGACATTCTCAATAACCCGTTCGGTTACACGCTCTACAATATGTTCAATCTGCTCATCCGTCAGGGCAATCTTTTTGTCGTCAGCCATGGCTATCTCACTTGAGGTTTCTTAATTTGTACAAAGTCGATAAATACAAGCCGATGATTTCATCAATCTTGTTTTGAATGGTTGTGTCTGTCTTTTCAGCGGCTGTAAAGCGTTCTTTTTGAATCATATCCATGTAGCTTTCAAGAACGTCAGCAATATTTTCGTATTCTTCGTCTTCTAAGAATGGGATGTCTTTAATAATACCTTTACGACCCTGATACATTTCTGCCAAGTCGTCAGCCATTTCAATAACATTTTCGTAGAAATCACCCAATGCCATGTGCTGGGCATAACTAGTAGTCTGTAAATGTGCACGGTGAGCTAAGTCACGGCTTAAAAACAAAATTGCGATTAACTTACCCATTATGCAGCCTCTGTGTATGTTGATACTGTGCCGTCAGCATAGTACAGTGTTAGGGTTTTCCCTGATATAACCATGCGAGCTGGTTCACTTCTGCAGCACACAGGTGTAATTATATCCATGTCTGCCAAGACATTTTGCAATTTGTACATATCGTACAACACCTTAGCTTCGTTTTCGCATTGACAATCTAAGCTCATATATACCTTAATCTGGGTAACCGTTGACTACAATAGTCCAACCGTTTTGAGTTCTTGTACCAGCCAAGTCATTGAAACTATCGCCCCAACCACTGACAGAAATACTTGTACCTGTATCCCCCGTGCCAAACTTTGGGTGTCTATCAATTGAGAATGATGTTGTACCTGTTCTGGCGATTGAGTATGTGTAAGAAACGTTCGTATATGGCCAGTTAGGTGCTCTTGTTGTAACGGAAGAACCAACGCTAATATTACCGATATTTAGTGTCCAGACGTTAGTCCAATACGGACGTGTGTTACTTGAAGCTCTTGAAGAATTAACAGCACCTTGATTAATTAACCACGCAGAATCACAAGTTTGGCAGTTTGGTGGGTCTGTTGGCCATGCACCCATAGTTAGAATAAACTCACCATTTATTTTATCTAAAGCAAAGCCAGCTTGGCCTGAATAACAGCGACCACTACCATGAAAATTCATGATATTTTGGTTCCAGTATTTGCCTTTTAGGTCATTTAAACTAATTGCGCCTGTCAGCTTCTCAGCTAATTTACGTACGTTTGTGTTGTTTAGGTTAATGCCAGAAGTGCTCACCCCTAGCTCGGCAGCTACATCAGAAAGAGATATTACGCCCGTTGGTGTTGGCATTACATTGTTCCATAACCAGTAACGTTACCGATAACTGTGAAGTTACCAGACGAATCTAATTTAGCTACGTTTGTGCCGTTGTAGTTAAAAAACAACGTTGTTCCTGTTGGTGTAATGTTCCAGCCACCTGTATTTTGAATACGTGTAGCTTGAGTAGCTGTTGCCGCATTACCTGAGATACCAATATTCCATGTGCCTGTTGCGCCAGTACCATCATTTGATGGGGTTTCTGAGTCAAGCTCTGTAATAGCTGCCTGAACGTCCGTAGCTGCAATACCACCTGCTGGGGTAAAACTTACTGCTGAAGCCGCATGAGCACCAGTTGGGTCTGAAATGTGAGCGTTAATTAATGAACCAGCGCTTGAGTCAGAATAGTCCTTAGCATCTTGTAAAAGAGCAGCCATGGCTGCAGCCACTGGGCGTAATTCGAATCTGTCACCACCTGTAAATGCACGGGCTGAAGTGTTATCTTGAGCACGAACGACTGTCAAAACATCTGTTGCTCTAGCTGTGACTTTAACAATTTCAAGGTTATTAGAGCTGTCAACCAATGTGGCAAAGAAAAATTCACCAGACGCCAAAGATGGAAATAGCGAACCCTGCCCTGTAGTCAGAGTAATGGTTGTAGACGATGTAGTAATTGAACTAGCTAGCGTCCCAGAGGCGTTGTTACTAAATTTGACAGTCATGGTCTAATTCCTTAATCTTTCTGGATTTTACTACGTATTATCGTCCGCAGGCAATGGTTCGTTGCCTTCTTCAAGCCACTTTAAATATGCTTGGTAGTCTGTGTTGGCTGGGTCAAAGGGGATGAAAGCATTGTCTGCTAAGCGTTGAACGATAGAAGGCGTTCTTCCAAGATACATTGGTAAAAATTTATACATTTATAACTCCGCTGACGCTATAACAACAGTCGTGTTTGGTACAACTGCGAGAAAACATTGTTGTCCAACCCCAAATGAATTAGAACTTGAATAGCCCTGAAGATGAGTCCCCCACTCTGACGCATCATTAGCGGAAAGAGTCGCACAAGTTACTCGGAAAGCTCCAGGAACGTGCACATAGAAATTTGATGCAGCTGCTAGAGATACCGTTGGTGCTGCTCGCTTAACAGTTTTCCATTCAATAAATGCTTGAAAATTTCCAGCATTACCATTGCCGCCACCAATTCCAATATCTTTATCTGCACCAGAACCAGTAGCATACACTGCTTCACAATACCTTTGGCAAAGCTGTAACTCAGTTCCATAAGGTCTGTAATCAAAGCTAGTAGCAGTAGAGCCTTTTTCTAGTTGAACGCCTGTTATTTCAAAACCATCACCACTTGCTCCTGTAGCATTGCAATTTATTTCAAAACTAAATGCTTTTGCTGTTGCAGGGATTGTTACTTGTACATTATAAAATGCTGCCGTTGTTCCAATAGTTACAGTTGGAGAGGCAAAAACAGTACTAGTAAAATATACTGACGCATCTTGTGTTGTTGAATATCTAAAATAAATAATTAGATTAGTTGATGCGGCATTTGAATTATTTGCTTTAGCCCAAAAACCTAAAGTAACAGTTTTACCAACTAAATCATAAAAATTATTGTATTCAATCTGCTGGGCGATTTCCGAATAAGAACTACTCCCTGTCATTGTTAGCTTCAATGAATTATTAAACCCAGAGATTGTAGAAGTAATTTGTTGTACGTTAGCAGCTTGAGCTTGACCAACCCATCTATCTAATGTGTACTTGGATGAGTTAATACTTACACTAGCGCCAGCATTTCTCTGGTCAATCATCATTGCACCATTGATGATGCGGTTCTTTCCTAGGTTTACAACGCTGTCAATAGATGATACTGGTAAGTCGTACGTACCCGCTATGATGTTTGCTAAGTTTCTTGCGTTTGACATTGTTATTCCTTAACCGGCATCGCTTAAAGTAATTGTGTAAGTTGCCATGTTTTTATCCTTTTTAACCTACTAAAAATCCTGAAAACGAAGAGTTATCAGACCACCATACAGCAGAGCTTGATATGCAACTTACATAGTCTCCCGCGTTCAAATATAAAGTTACACTTAATCCGCCAGCGTTGAACAGTGATGCTGTGTTTAAATCTTCATATCTTGCATTTACCTCAGCCCCGTTAACCCTAATATCTTGCCATCCTACACTTCCTGTAGCGCCATAGTGTTGTATGGTTAAATTGAATTGGTAAACTCCAGCAACTGGGGCAGTAAAGCGACCATTAGCAGTGTTGTAATGGCTACCAATATTAAAAACAGCAGTATCCCAAGCCGCTTCCCCACCGCCAAAAACATATGATTGATTAGCCCACTGCGCTTTAAAAGCTGGCTGATACGGTGTAGTCACACGACCAGAACCATCAACAGCAATACGAGCTAATCCATTAGTTTGAATCTCAGCTAATCTATTTCCACCAGCAGCCAACGCTGTTCTTGAATCGTCAGCATATACCCAACCTTTTCTATCTTCAGCAACACACATCTCAACAATGTTGCCACCTGATGCAGTGTTAAGTGTAACCGCTCTACCGACACCACCTTTGTTTGGGGTAGTTGTACCTACGCCGATGTTTGCCATTACGTCTAAATCACCGGTCATTGTGTCGCCAGTTTTTCTTACAGCATCGGCCACTGCGAATGACACCAAGCCTACAACATCCACGATGTCGCCTGAAGTTAAACCGCTACCAAACACTACGTTTGTGCCACTAGATACTGTGACGTCTGTACCGTTTACAAGCTTGACACCGTTGAGATAAACAGAAATCATCCCTGGGTTGTAGCCACCAGTTACTGGAAAGTTAACTTGTCCACCAGTCGCAACAAACGTTTGGCGAATCTCTGCTTTATTGGCAATCTGTGTAGTAGGCGTATAAGCAATAACAGTTACTTCGTCGTTTAAAGCTGCAGCTGCTACTAATGTGATGTTTGCGCCATCTGTTGCTGTGTAGTCTGTTGTTTCTAATAGAAGAATACCGTTGAGGTAAACGTCAACAAACCCTAAAGCATACCCGCCGTAAACAGGAAATACAGTCTGACCAGCTGTTGCAGTTAGCTTAGTGACTGTACGTAGTACGTTAGATGTTTGCGCTTGTCCGATATATGACATGTTTTATTCCGTTGGTGTTGACGCTAGTGTAACAGTCCCATCATCTAATACAACAAGCTGATTAGGTAAAACAGGGTTATCTTCGTCCCAAATAACGTTAACAGCAAAAAAAGTAAGACTGGAATCTTGTTCTTTGAGAAATTGCTGTTGCGACTCAGAAAACAAAACGCTAATAACCTGTTGATTTTTAATAACGGCGTAAATCATTTTAATAACCAATAATCAAATGAACATAAAAAGTAAGAACGCCACTTGTTAATCCAGACATGGCCATGTTTGATTGCCATTGAATTAATGGAGATGTTGGATTGCCGCCTTGGAATACTATGCGTAACGTATATCGTTGCGTGTTTGCAGCGTGACCAACGTACTTTGGCGTATCCAATGAAAAAGTAGAGTAGTCATTTGTAGTCCTTGACTTAACTGGTATTGAGCCAAAATCTGCGATAATCTGGTAATGGTCACCGCCATAGCCAGCCGTGTTTGAATAAGCTCCAACGTGAGCAATACCGTCCCTACCAAACAAGCCCGCATCAGTTAATGTATACCAAGTATTAGCAGATATATTGCCAGTAATAGGAAATGTAATAACACTTAGCTTATCTGCGTTTGCTCCTGTAGCAATCTTTGGCGTCGTAATGGCAGAGTCAGCAATGCTTGGAGTGGTTAATTGATAACCACCACCCAACAACTTACCAAGGTCAAGGGCCTTAGTCATGGATTAGCCTTGTGCTTGTTCTGCAGCTAAACGAGCTGCTGCTTCTGCTTCGGCTTCGGCTTGACGTACTGCTGCAGTCTTAACCCAGCCTTGAGCAAATGCTAGTGTTACCATGTCGTCTTTAGAACCTGGGATTTGAGTACCAGTTTCCAAGCATTTCTGTACAGTTACCTGTACGATTTCTTCAATAGCAATACGAGCACGCTCGTGTACTGCGTTCTGAATCCAGTCATCTTGAGAAAGAGCTGCGTATGATAATGCAGCGTCTTCTGCTGCGGATAAAGTTACTGTGTAGTTCATTGTTACTCCTTCGGATATTGTTGCTTAACAGCATTAATTGTATCTTGCCATACGGTTGTGCCGTTAATAGCATCCCAGTATTGCATGTCTAGTTGAGATTGAATGGATGGGTAGGCAGAGGCACGGTCACGTTGGTATTGTTTAGAAGCATACTCGGTGTGTAGGCGAGCAACCTCTGCGTTGATTTCAGATTCAGTTGGTTTAGTTTGCTCAGTGTCGAGCCACTCAATACCATCATATGAATCACCGTTAAGTGTCCATTGGGATTTTGGTCGCAAAGAATTAAGAGCTTTATCAATCATGCCGCAATCTCCATTACCATAATTGTTGACGGGACAGATGCGCCATTCAAATCGCCAGTGTACTCCGTTCTTCCAACATAACTATTTCGACCACCATACGTAAAAGTTTGCCACTTATAAGTTACGGCAGATGTAGTTGCGGGGCTATCTAAATATTGAGTTGATACAGCAACAAGATTAACATCAGACGCAGCCGAAGGATTCATTGCGGCACTTTGGCGTGTTGCAGAGCCTAATGAATCTCCTTGAAAAATATTAGCGCCGTTCCGCAGTAATTGGAATTTTGGGTACGGATATGTTGGAGAGCCCGCAAAAAAATTACTGACAACAAGAATCTTAGAAGATGTTGAGCTTGGAGTAATGGTTACAGAAAGACCTGTTATGTCCACATAGCTACCACTACTTGTTACAAACCCATCAGTTTTAACAGTCTGAACTACCTGAATAACGCTCCCGCTAGGAGCATTGGCATCAGGCACTTGACCTGTTAACTTAGATGCAGCTAAGGAATCGATTGCAGCGTTTTGTATTTTACTTAATGCCATGTTATGTCCTTAACCGGCATCGCTTAAAGTAATTGTGTAAGTTGCCATGTTTTTATCCTATTAAAGTTAGCCGAGTAAATGACCACCAAAATATCGTTGAGTGCCATTTATAGCTCCAACGACAGTACCAGTTTTAACTTCAACATAATCTCCAACAGCTAATGAAATAGGCTGTGTAAGTGAAGCTGCCACATAAATGTTAGAGCCATAAGCAGCAGGATCTACAGGACTTCCACCAACTAATGTCCCATTTTTGTAAAACCCAAATTGAATATCCTGATTACCAGAGCCAGAGCCTTTTGTTCTCATCGTAAAATAAAACAAATAAGTGCCAGCTACTGGGGCTGTAAAACGATAAGTTGTAGTGTTGTAACAACTTCCAATATTGACATTAGAAGTTCCCATTGGGACAACAGCGTTAGAAGTGCTAAAATCTACACCACTGGTATCATACGCATAAAAAACTGGCTGATAAGGCTTAGTCACACGACCAGAAGAGTCGATGCGCATGCGCTCTGTGTTATTGGTGCCAAAAGTCATAACACCGTTAGAGATGTTATTAAAGCCTGAGTTAGTTCCGTCTTGAAATAGATACGCAGCAGTAGTAGCACCTGTGCCAATTTGCAATAAACCACCGCCAGTACCACGAACTTCTAAAGTTTTATAAGAGCCATAAACCGTAGGACTTGTTGTACCAATACCAACATTGCCAGAACCATCCCAATAAGGGGCGCCGCCAGACAACTTCGCTGGAGTTACTGAACCATCTGCTGGTACAGTGCTCATAAAAGTCTGGTCACGGTACGCCACGTAGATGTTGTTTGTTCCTGAGCTAGGCGCCTCACTGAATGTGAGAGTCGAACCGTTTACTGAGTAAGACCCATCGTAAGGTGACTGCTGTACGTTGTTAACAACTACTTCAATAGAGGCTGCACTAGATGCAGGAGCTGGTAGCGTAAAGACGGTCTGAGAGCCCGTACCATTGAATGAAGCAGTACGAACACCCTGAAATGCTACGTTAGGTAAAACGTAACCGACATAGCTCATTAGCTAATCTCCAATACGCTAGCAATAACGTCAGCAGAACTTGCTGCAGAAGTCACAACTTTAAGTGCATCGCCTGTTTCTAATACCAGCTTTTGGTCACCACCAACTAATACAGCAGATGTACCCACCGGCACAATCGCACCTTTTACAACATAGTAGTCTACGCCACCTGATGTGACATAAGCATCCGCAGTAATTGTTGCTGCACTTGTATTAGCTACTGATAAACCAATCACAGTAGTAGAAGTAGAGGCAGTGATAACCGTAGCAGCTGATGTGCCCACGCTTTTCGAGAAATAATTTTTAAACGTATTTGCCATGTTTTATCCTAAAGCGATTGCCATCGCGACTGCAGTTCCAGCCTGGTCTACATCCATTGAGGTACGAGCTACCGCCGGTGATTGATTCTGCCATACGGCACCATTTCTTACAAGAAAGTCATTAGTTGCAGCGCCTGAAATAGATACATCATGTAACTCATCAAGCTCGTAACCATTGTCGATTTTTACAAAAATAGAACCGACTACTGCATGAACGCGCTGAACCCAACCTAAAATAACAATGTGGTTAGGAGCGGAAGGCTTAGTAGTTGTATACGCACCGGCCACTGTTGGAGATAGATAAATAGCTGCGCCTTCAGTCAGTGTAGAAGTATTTAACCCGTTTACTACACCAACATGTGTGACAAAACCCTCAGCACCAACCGCAATAGGCTCAGTAACCATACCAATACTGTTTGCAGAGGTTGATTCTCCGTTTGCCTGTGCTAGTTTTACAGCAACTCTATTACCCTGAGCACCCGAAATATAAACAATCTGGCCGTCAGTTAATGCAACGCCTGAGTCGTTATAAACACGAATAACTTGCTCTTGGCCAACTTGGAGTGTTACGTTGCCGCCTTTTAAACCTAAAGCAGCAGTGCCGTTACCGTCATCCCAGCCAAATTCACCAATACCTGGAGTAACAGCAGCCGTAGTATCAAGACTTAACTTATCTGTCAGCGTGTCTACAAAGTCAGGACTAGCCCCAGCTTGGTATTTATCGCTGTTTAGATTCGAAAAGTTGGCATCCACCTCATTATTAGTGAGGGGACTGCCTTTGACACTACGGAGTGTTATTGTGCTCATTAGCTAACTGTAATCTGCCAAGTAATTGTCATTGCGTCGTCTGCGCCTTTGTTAACAACCGCAAATACTGTACGGCATAACATTGTGCCTGAGCTTGATGCATTGAAGATACCTGCTTCTACAACAGCGCCTGTACCTGTACCTGCTGGGAATGTAGCTACATAAGTAACCACTGCGCCTGCTGAAGAATCAGATGTCAAAGCAACACGACCTAATTCTGAACCCAAAGCGGTATTACCTGCAGCGGCAGCTGTGTTATCAGCACCTACAGCCATCCAACCCATTTCAGTTGGTGTACCAACCATACGAGCTGCAATAAACTCTTTGCCAGTAGTTACAACCAAGTTTTTGATGTCTTGGGTGTCCTTTAACTTACCGTCTTTATCAAACAACTGAACTTTAACTTGTCCAGTAACTTTTAAGTTTTCAACTAACATGTTTTACTCCTAAGTAAATGTGCGGTATTCACCGACGTAATCTTCCAAAAAATAAGTAATATCACAATAATTCTGTGCATACAACCATCCGGTGTCATCGGGAGCCGCAGAATCACTTAATCCCTTACCAGGATTCTTCACTATTTGGTCAGAAAAAGCAATAGAATCAGCCGAAATTAGCTTAGAAAACGCAGTTGCAAGGGATTCTGACACAGTCGCTGCATCAGCCTTAGCCATCTCAACAATAAATGTCTGAGCATCGGTAAAGCCAAAAGCATCTAGTAAAGTTCTTGAGAAAGCAATCGCTTTAGCATCCAGCATATTTACTGAATCCGAAGACGTTCTTTCTATATAAATCTGGTTGGCGTCTGTAGCAAACGCCATATTCATAATGCCTTTTTCAAAATGGTGCTGGTTACCATCAGTAACGTCTGCTCCATCCTGCATTGCAACACCGTCAGGAATGAATTTACTAAAATCCTGAGACTGAATATCGTCGCTGGCAGCTACAGCTTCAAATAGGTTTTTAAGATATGAATAAGCTACAGCATCGCTAACATTAGCCGTATCGGCAAAATTACGGATAAATATAAGTAAAACACTCACAACATCGGCTGTAGAAACAGAGTCGTACTTACCTAAGCCAAAAATCTTACTTGTAACTGCATCGGTAGATAAAACTGAATCCGACGCACGTTTAGCTATTGCTAACGCTGTAGAATCAAGAACAACCTGGGTTTCGCCAACATATGGGTTCTTGTTAAGCACATCTAAAGATGGCTCAACTTTCAATAAAACATAACTAATTGCTGGTGCTGGTATTACATAAGTAACGTTAGCGCGAGCGTCTACAACGGAAATACCCGCCCGTAGTCTTACTCGCGAGGTCGATACCTTTGCACCTATCATTAGAAGTCAGCACGTACCACAAATTGAAGCTTGTCATAAACTGTCTGAATCTGCCCGTCAGCGAATGTAACTTCGATTTCGCCTTCGTATTGACCATCTGCATCAGCCAAAGCCGCAGGGTCAGACGCCCAGTAAAACTCAACTATACCGCCTGTTGCATTAGTTACTGTACCAGTTAAGGTTGCTTTAATTGTAGTAGCACCTACAGCTCTAAACTTTAAACGGCATGTCGCACCAGTCAAAGCTACAGGCAAACCTGTATTTTCGTCTGTAATCTCACAAACCAATGCTGGACGGGTATCACCCTGTACTAATTTAATTACACTCATACAAACCTCTGGAATTCGGCACGGTTAGAAGTACGGGTCAAGCCCTTGTTCATAGCAATTCTAGTATCAGACACACCGGCACGATAAACACGCTCAGCGTCTTTAGCACTTACTCTATCAAAGTATGGCTGGCCTGGAGTTCCGTAAAGAATAGAACGGGCACCGTTTGCAATAACGTCTAGGAAGTTTTCGTATAGCTCAGAAGTAACTTCTTCGGAATCACGAGTTGGTGCAATAGCAGCACGAATACTTAAAATATTAGCTTGGTCTTCATATGGGTAAGGAACCAATACAATCTCAGGCTTAATAATCTGCGTAAAGTATTGTGGTGAACCTTGAACTTGCTGCCAATCACCCATGCGATAAATATTAGCTAGCGTATCTGGTGGTTGCGGAATCAACAAGTTTGTGTCGTAGTAAGCTGAAACAATACCCACCAACTTGGTATCTGCTGGAGTGGGAACTACGTAGTTAGCCTGTCCGTTAACAACAGAAATAGGAGCTACGTTAATCTGCCAATAGTAAGTACGAGTGCAAAAGTCAATACAAGTATTACGAATAGCATTAATCGCAATATGTTCTGGTACGTCTGGGCAAAACTGCATTACCTCAGGTAAAAACTCGTCATATGGAACGGTTACGCCATATAAAGCTGTCATGATTCAGTTCCCGGAGTAGATGGGTTACGTGGCTGTAAGTTCTGGTTAGGGCTGTTCTTAATCTCTGTTTCAGACTTGATGCCCATAGTAGCCATAAATGTCTGTAAATAACCGCTAGCCAAAGCCAAACCTGGCGCATACTCAGCATCTTTGCTGCAGGCACGGTACATTACGTAATCCAAAATAGCTGTTTGGAAAATATCCCTTACACCAATAGTCTGTGACTCTGCCGTCAAATCAGTAGGTTCTGGTGAGTAATTAATCTGTACGTATCCGTTACCTGTGTTGGGTGGGTATACATAAAAAACTGTCTGGTCTTGCTGGTCAAAAACATATGACTGCGGAACTACAGTTGGGGTTGCTGCGTGCCAGTTAGGATTGTAAGCGTCCATAACTTGCTGTGAAACAGGGCGCACTGCGCGACCTGGGCGAGTACCATCGGTACCCATATAGCGTGTTACACCTAATAAAGTCCAGCCGTCTGACGGAATGCTCTGACGAGTACCTGCAGCTAGTCTTACTGTTGAAACTTTGTTTGTTGCGTTTGGTTGCAACAAAATAATCTGGCGCTGAGCGTCATTAATCCACCCCAAAAGCTCTGCTCTTGTCCAACGGGTATTACCAGCGTCTAATAAAAGCGTCGATGCTTTGTTAATTATGGATTGGGCTGTAATTGTGCTCATAACCTATAAATGTGGGTGAGGGGGAAAATCCCCCTCTATTTTATGCTGTTACTGCCAAAGCCGCAACAATAGCAGTTGCCTGCGTACCGTATAGACCTTGCTCAACTAAATCAACGATATCTGATGTACCAGCATTTACTGCAATGATTTCAGAAGCTTGAGTCGTTGAAAACCCTTGGCTTACTAAATCGCTTGCTGTTGCTGTTCCATCGTCAACCGCAATTACTGCCTGTGATTGAGTTAAGGACAAACCGCTTGATACTAAATCATCAATAATGGCCATTTCAGTCTCCTAAAAAAGTTAGGATGGGTAGGGTAAACCCTACCCTACCGATTAGCCCGCTGCTACCAACAAGGCAACTGCGTCAGCTTGAGTTACTTTGTAACCATAAACGTTCAAGCCACGGATTAGCGTGCCGAAGTCGTTAGGGTTCTGTAAGCTCTCAACCTTAGCGATTTGTGAAGCGAAGCTGATACCAGACTTGTGACCAGCCATGATTGCGTGACGCTTAACATAAGAACCAGCACCAGTTGTAGTGCCATCCCAGTTTTGGCCAGCTGCTGCACGTGGTGTCAAGTTAGACACATAAACTGTGAAGCGGTCAATCATACCAATCTTACCGTTACGCAACACGCTTGTGCCGTCGCCCATGAACTGAGCTTGTGCCAAGTTAGATTGCATAAGGATTTGACGCTCAGTTGGAGTGATAACCAACCAACGGTCTGTTTCAGGAACGTTTGCTTCGTCCAATACTGAAGACAATGCAGTGATGTTCTGAAGGATGTTAGCAGCTGTCAAAGTTACTGCAGCAGCGTCTGTACCCAAGTTGTAGCCGCCAGAAATCTTACCAGCAGTTGCGCCTTGGTTGTAAGCAGCGCCTTGATTGAATGTACCGCCCAATACGTCACGGTCGATAGCAATCTTCATTTGCATAGCTGCGTCGTTTGTAAAAACGTCCATCAATTTTGGCTTAGCTTGTAATTCCAAAACGTTGTTAACGTTTACGCCGAAGTACTTACCTTTGTTGATTGTCAAAGAGATAGTGCTTGGAGCTGGAATTTCATATGCCAAGTTTTGGCCGATTGAATAGTTATTAACTGTAATCGTTGGGATTGTGTTAATAATTACTGTGTCGCCCATACCAGTGATGTCGCCTTGCCAATCTGTGTTAGCAATTTCACCGAATACTGTAGCTGCATAGAACTTCTGAGCCAATTTACCAGACCAAAGAGTCGGGATAAAAGTACCAGAATATGCTGTACCAGAGTATGATGTCGCGCCGTTAGGAGCGTTAAAACCACCTGCGTTAATTGGGTACACTGCACCCGGAGTTACTGTAGCCATGTTATTTCCTTTCTAGAGATTTAGGCTGTTACATATTTGCCACAGTAACTTCGGGATTACTTCCTATCGGATTCGTCCTTCTGCCGCTGCGGCATGGATTTCATTTTCAATACGAACCGCGTCATCAGGAGAAACATTTCCTCGTCTAACGTCCTCATAAAACTGGCCAATTTCCGCTTGAGTGAAAATTCGCTGGCTGTTTGAGTCCGCTGGGTCTGGACTTGCTGCCCTTGAACGGGTCGGTGCAACTTGACGCTGAAGTTCTTGGCTCTTTTGCTTAGCTGGCTGAGCTGGTGTAATTAGCTTCTTGTACGCTTCAAATACCGTTGCAACACGATTTACATCTAAAGCTTCATAAGCGTTTGTAAGCGCAGCTTGCTTAGGAATACCATAAACTGGGTCTACTTCACTTAACCAAGCTAAAAAGCCTTGGTCTACGTTTAGCGACTCCCAATCTGGGACTCTTTGTGACAAACCCATCAAGAAACGGTCTTTATCAGACACAACTTGACGTTCACTTACATCACCTAACTTGCCTTTGAGCTCTTTAATTTCGCTCATCAATTGTGATTCACGTTTTCTAAAATCAGAAACTTTAGATTCTGTGGCACGCTCGATAAGGTCAATTAAATCGGGACCAAATGCTTCTTTGTCTTGTTCAGTGATTAAAGACGGCGTATTTGTAGGTTCCTGGGGTACTTGTGCTTTAGCAGCCGCTGCATCTGCAATAAGTTGCTGAACCTGTTGATTCAACTCTTTAACTTGCGAATGTAGTCTTGGCACTTCTGCATCGTACATGCCTTTCAGAGTATGGTATTTATTCTCCCACTTCTCTTCAGGAATCTGATTTGCCGGCTCTTGCGAAACGGGTGCTGGTGCAGGTTCTACAACTTGCGCTGCAGGCTCCTGTGGTTGACTTCCTTCGCCAGTCTCCGGGTCTTGAGGGGGTTCCCCTTCACCGGTCTTCTCTCCGTTAATTTCCGCCACTAGACGGTCTGCATCTTCAATTTGTTGTTGTACTGCTTTTGGCAACGCCATTTCTATCTCCTTTCGCTCCGACTCACGATTCAAGCTCCGACTTTACGGTCAGCCATCCACGCTAAACGGTCTGCTACTTGTTGTACTACGGGTTAAAAAACCTTTACTTCTCGCCCAGCTCCGTCTTTACGGTCTGCTGTTTGATTTAATTTTAGTGAGTAGTGCTTCCGCACCTTCGATGTTGTCCAATAACTCAGACAGCATACTAGCTTCTCCCTGAAGCTTAAAAATCAATTTTTCATCTTGAGTGATGGCCATCTTCTCAAGTGCCCCCTGCCTTTTGGCTCTGAGATACTCTCTAAAGTGGTCAAACTCCGATGCTCTTAAATGAGTCAAGCATCGAGCTACTCGCTCGTCAATTCTCACTTATTTTGACAATCCATCAGTTTTTGCTGACTCTTGTGCTACTTCTTTACCGCCACGCTTGCCCAAACCGATGATGTCACCAGATGAACCACCTGCGCCAACAGAACCACCTTTGCACATACCATCAGTCTTTGCAGACTCTTGTGCTAGTTCTTTGCCGCCGCGTTTTAATGTGCTAATAATTTCTGCCATTTCGGGCTCCTTAAATAATTAATTACTATTTACTGCTTTTTTTCAATCGTGTCAAGCACCTGGAGGTAAAAATCTATTCTGCACTGGAGCACCATCCATTAAGGCTGGACCCTGTTGCGGATTAGGAGGAGTACCACCAGCTTGCGCCTGACCTGTTTGTTGAGCTTGTTCCATACCTAGTTGAGCTTGCTGCATAGCCTGCATCTGCATTTCTTGCAACTGCATCTCTTCTTTCGACGGGACAATATCATCAACGTTCAAGTCTAATGTTCTAGCGGCCTGACGTAGCAACTCTGCAATACCTTTCGGTCCTACAACTTGTTGTGCAATCGGGCTGTTTAGAGCAGTAGCCAAGAATTCGTTTCTACGTTGAGCAGCAGACTCTTTTTCCATCAATGAAGCAGCACCACGTGCTTGGATGTTTACATCACCCTTCAAATCTGGGTCGTCGCTATAACGCATGTTGTAGTAATACAAACGGTCGATACATGGCTTGATAACGTGCTCGTCGATGTTTGCAATAACTTGTTTAATTGATTTACCAGCATTAGTCATCAACATTGACATACCAGATGCTGTTCTACCAGCGCCACCTGATGGTGCTCCGCCGGTCATATAACGTGGAATACCTGTGTACTCATCTGCCAACACTGCAAACTTCTCATATACAGCCATCAATTCGTTAGCCATAGAGTTTGGTTGGTAGAAAGTAACAGGAGCTTGCCCGCCGTTCATTGGGTCTGAAGTCACCTGCCAAATCTTCCACGGGAAAATCTGTGTAACGTTCTCACCTTCAGGTAAGCGGTCAATGTTGTAAACAACTTGTGGCCCTGACGCCAAGCTCATGTTGTTCACCAAAGCTCTTGCAGCAGCGTTACAGATGTCTTGTGAGTCACGGCATAGGTCAGCTACTGAATTACCCCAGAACGCGCCTGGCACCTCTTCGTATGACGCCTTGTAGTATGGTTTACGACCTAGTGGGTCTGGATTAACGACTGCTTTAATAATCCAACGGCCAATTAACCACCCTTCAATCGGATACTCAGCTAATGGGTCAGGAACTTCTTCCTCGCTCATACCCCAATCTAGTAGCAGTCGGCCTTGTACTGAACCCCAGAATTGTAATGCGTCAATGAGTTCAGATGGATTTTGTCCAGCTGCTGTAGTTGATTTACCTTCAGCTGTAGCCTTAGTTAGGTCAACGTAAATCCATTCACGCAAACCGCCTTTACCATATTCTTCTAAAACACCCCGGATAGCGCCGTCGCTATAACCATCAACACCCAACATAGACACCAAATCAGAACGACTGAGTTTATGACGCTCAATAAGGTATCCATCGTTAACTGTTGACGCATCTGGCGCAGGGTAGATATCAAACGGGCTAACACGTTCCCACTCCAACATTAGTGTGTTCTGAACATCAAGCACGTAGTCTTGACCTTGTTGTACCCACTTCAAAGCTGGACGATTACGAACTACTGGGCCCTTTAAAATCGCTGATGGGAATGTTACGAGGTCATCAATAAACTGTGCAAACGCTGTAGTCCACTCACCTTCTAACAACTGTGAGTGCATTTTCTTTTCCATGCGGTCAGCTGTTTCGCGGGCGATAGTACCTAACTCACGATATGCTGCATCTTTGAGGTCAAGCAACATCTGCTTAACTTCTTCCTGCCCTGGGTTCATACCCATAGACAACATCATCTCCAAACGCTTCTGAGCTTCTAACATCAAAGCCTGCAAGATGTTCGGGTCCATGTCAGGAATCGGATTTGGTTTTAACGACCATGGTTTGTCGTCAGCACCTGTTAACAAAACGTCGCGTAGCCAGCTCGAAGCCGCTCTACACTTGTTCGATGTCAACATCATGTAAATTGTTGCAGAGCCTTGCTCGCGCAACTGTGCTAATTTATCGGGGTCGTACTCACCTCTGCGGGCCCGTACTGACTTGAGCATCTTTTGCTCAATTGTATATTCTTTTGCCATACGAGCGTACATCCACTTTTGTTTGATATACGCTGCTAAATTTTGAATCGGTGCTTCGTTGTTTGCCTGTTGAGCTGCTGCTTTTTCCTCAGCAAGAAGCTGTTTTACGGATTTAATGGGGACAATTCCGCCAACCGTCACGTTCGGTGCGTTCTCGCTAGTGATATTCAGTGCTCGTTCCATGCGCCAACCATAATAGATAATACCGAACTTATACTCGGTAAATTGTTGTCAGTCAAGTAATTATACCCAGATATACCCGGTTTTCTGTACTTCTTTTGCTTTTGGTGTCAAAACGGCACCAGTTAAATTTCCGTCTGCGTGTAAACATGCGTATTGAAACGCGTCAGCAATGTGAGAATACTTGTTTTTTTCTGGTTTGTCATCCACATCTCCAGAACTTTTTACTTTGTATCTATACCCACCGCGCAAAGCGTTTATCAAATTTCTACAAGATGGGTCAATTAACATCGCTGGGTCACCATCAACAGACCTTGTAAGTAATTTATCAACCGCTGTCAGTCGAGCCACAATACTGTTCGATTTAGCCGCAATAACTCTAAAACCTTCTTGTTTCAGAATATCAAACACTGAACGTTCATCTGTTTGTGCTCTTTGTTGTCCTGCCGGGTCACCAATAACAATAACCGGCATACCTGGGAATTTATTAGCTAGCAACGGCTTTAGCTTCTCACGGACAAATCTAAGCGTACCCATCCCCTCGGAAACCAAATCCGCGTAGGTTAAAAACCTTCCCTGCATATCAATCTGACTAATCGTACAGGCTGGTGTTAAACCAAAGTCCATGCCGATAACCAGAGGATTGGTTGAGGCTTTGATGTAGTTTAGCTCTTTTTCTGCAACATGGGTATCCCTATCGAACGCCCTAAATACAGGCTGTCCTGAAAGTGACTTACCAAACTTTGCGTTAATGTAAACATCAATCCAGTCTTCTGACTTACCTTCTGCCAAGTTCTCATAGTATCCGTCTGGCAAAAACTCAACCCAGTCAGCATCTTGGCTTAAACCTGACGGCTGGAAAAAACATTCAGCGTTAGCTGGAGGGTCAGATAAATAGTTTTCCCAGAATGTATCCATATCCGGTGGGTTGGTCATCCCCCAGATGTGTGCGTTAGAAGTACCATCATCAGTAACACAGCCGACACCATTATCAAGTTTAGAAGGATAACGACCAAGTCGACCCTGGAGGGCGTTAAAAATCTCGGGGTTAATTTCTCGGAACTCGTCCAGAATACCAAAACTAGCCTGCAAAGAAAGCAAACGGCGTACGTCGTTAGAATCATCGAGACCACGGAATAATATTTCACACTCAACATCATCGAACCTCAGGATGAATTTATATTCTGATTTTAAATACGCCCCAGCCTGTCCGTCAGGGAACCAACGTAGTACGTCAGGAATAGACGTATCTCGCAACTGCTCTCGAGTGTTACGAACCCAGATAGCACGTGACCTTCTAATACCGTCCTTACAGGGCGCCATCTGTTTGGCGTGATAAGCAATCTTCACAATACCAGCTGTGGTCTTCGTACTACCCACCGGTCCCACGATTAGGGATACGAATGCTTCACTTTGTAAAAACGGTTCAACACTTGGTGGTGGCGTGTAGTTAAGATGGCTCATTCTCGTCCGTAAGTTTTTCTGGCGTTATGTCGATAACTTCTCGCTCAGGTTTCGGTGTACTGAAATTAATGCTGATACTAAACCCAGGGCCAGATGCTACTTGCTGATTTGCTTTCGGCTCCATGTCTGCTAACTTTGCACCAAGCTTAATAAACTCCAGCTTCTGCATTAACGTTGCGTCATGCCCCCGAGCGATTTTATAGGCCTCTTCGAAAACGTCCTCTGTCAGAGCTTTTGCCTTGATTTTGAATGTAAGACCAGATGCTTCTAACTCAGCTCGTTGTTTTTCTACAGCCATCTGGAACGGCTTGTAATTTTTTAGTTTTTGCCAATCGTCGCCTTCAATGCCATAGCGTGCAGCTAAGACTTCAGGTTCTTCCATACCAAGAGCAATATTCATAATCAACTCTTGCGACGGGCTCAGCGCGGGTTTGTAAACCTCAACGCTTCCAAATTCATCAAGATTTAGGTCTGTTGGCATTTACGTATGCTTTTATGAGGTCACGCAATACTTGTGACATGGTTTTACGCTTTTCCCAGGCAATTTCCTTCAGAAGAACCATAGTTTCAGGGTCCAAACAGAAGTTATGCCTGTGAAGTTTCTTTTTTTCTTCGGTCACTTCTTCATACCCTTGAGTGTTTGAGCTAATCTAGCTCTCTGACCTAGTTTTCCAGGTGCTTTTGAGGCTTTTTCTAGCGTTTTTGCAGGGATTTTCTCGCCTTTTTTAACGCCTAATTGCTCTCTTAGAGCCCCTGGTTTCTTGATTGCACCGGCAATCCAGTTCTTTTTCGTGGCCATTTTTGCCCCTTTTTTAGTGTTAATGGTGTGTATATTAGCTGATTTTCGCGCTTTTGCAATCTTTTTGCGCTGAATTCTTTCGTCGTGGTGGTGTTTTCGGTGGCAATTACTGCATAAAACCACGCATTTTGCTATTTCTTTTTCAATTCTGATACGGTTATGACCGTCTGAAACTAGCTGATTGACCTTTTTATCAGACTTACAAGGCCTTACATGATGGAAATCTAGGGTTGCTGGATGGTTTTCGCCGCATTCTATGCAGGATTTAGATGCTTTAAACGCCGCAAACCACTTGCGGTTCTCTCTTTTGTTTTTATTTATCTTTGAAATGACCAGTTCGCGGTTTTTTTCGTAGTACGCCTTTGAATACCCGGCTTGCTTTGACTTTCTTACTTCTGGGTCCTTGTACGGCATCCGTCAACCTTTTTCTCCAATACAAAGCGTCACTATAACCCCATGGATTTGTCGGGTCAAATAATTTAAAGCCTTGGTTAATAAGAGAATTACTTGAAGCAGGGTTGTCCCTAGTATCAGACACAAGCCATTTATATCCCAACTGTTTTGCTTTCCTGATGCGTACCGCGATAAGTCGGTTCTGTATACCCAATCCGCGATAGGCAGGCACCACGCCAGCACGACAAAGGTACCCAGTGTCACTCCATGAAGCAGACCGAACAAGGCCAGCAAAACCAACCGGCGTATTACCTTCATAAGCTATCCACCACCATCCAAAGTCTGTGTCATAGGGTTCATCGTACGGCAGGCAGCGCTGTTGTAAGTGCAGGAGCAAGCTCCGCACATCGTCTTTTTTAGCGTTTACCTGTTTTATGCGCATAAGACGATTTTACAGGGAAATTTATGTCAAGAATTTGAATATTTTTAGGGGGGTGTTTTTTAATTAATACACATGGTGTGTATATGACTATTTTTACCGGGCGCGTTACGGCAAATACGTAAGC